ATGCCGCTCACGGATACTGCTGTCCGCCAGGCAAAAGCAGAAGCTAAAGACTATACCCTCGCCGACATTGACGGCCTCTCTCTCTTTGTTTCACACAAGGGCACCAAAAGCTGGCACTTCCGCTTTTCGCTGAATGGTCAGCAGAAGCGAGTGTCGCTTGGGACGTATCCCGAGTTGAGCCTGCGTGATGCCCGGCAGCGCCGTGACGAGGCGCGTTCGTTGGTGGCCCAAGGCATCGATCCGCGGGGGCAGCATCGAGCGGACCGGAAGACGGTCAGCGTCGAGGAGACGTTTCGACACGTGGCTGAACAGTGGCTGGCGTTGAAACAGGGGCGCTGGGCGGACGATAGCCGGAAAGGCAGCGCAAACCAGGCGCGCAGAGTATTGGACAATGACCTGTACCCGGCCCTGGCGAATATGAAGTTTCGCGAAATTCACCGTCGTGACCTGGCTGCGGTTGTCGGAGCCATCGAGCGCCGGGGAGCGCTGCACGTCGCGGAGAAGGCGCGGAGTTGGTTACGCCAGATCTTCCGCGTTGGGATCGCGGCCGGGTTACGAGAGGACAACCCTGCTTCGGATCTGGACATTCTGGCGAAAGAACAACCACCGACTGAGCACAATCCGATTCTTGCGCATGATGGCGAAGAGCTTCCAGCCCTTCTTGTGAGGCTGCGGTCTTACCAAGGGTCCGAAATCACAAGGATCGCCGTTCGTCTGATGCTTCTGACGGCGGTACGTACGATTGAGCTTCGAAAGGCTGCGCCGGCAGACTTCGATCTAGAAAAGGGGATATGGACTGTTCCACCCGGAACAGTTAAGCAGTTACGAGGTCTGGTACGTAAGGATGGAGCGCAAGTGCCGCCGTACATCGTACCCCTGTCTCGGCAGGCGATAGAGGAGGTAAGAGCGCTTTTGAGGATTACGGGTCGCTACCCGTACGCGTTCGCCGGTCGGAACGATCCCACCAAGATGATGAGTGAGAACACTATCAATCAGGCAATCAAGCGACTTGGGTTTGACGGATTGCTTACCGGACATGGTCTGCGTGGAACGTTTTCTACGGCATTGCATGAGATGGGGTACGACACGACCTTGATTGAGGCGCAGCTGTCACATGCGGATCCCAGTAAGGCCAGGGCGGCTTATAACCATGCTGCACATGTGGAAAAGCGAAGGGAAATGATGCAAGCCTGGGCTGATTTTCTGGATCAGCGGGAGCTGGCTGAGGGCTGACATGTGACCAGTGAGCATCACGGTAAAAAAAGAGACTTGCCCTGTGAATCCTCTACTTCGCTCATGTATGATCTTTCGCATTTTGGTTCTACGAGCGACTGTTTGCGATGAAAAAGTTAAGGGATTCTGATTTTATTCGGCAAAGGAATGCTACTAGGCGTGCACTGTTGATCGCTAGAAATCCACGTAAATATGATCCTCAAAGAAAGCTGAAACTCAAATCACGGATCGGCTCTCGAATTGTAGTTGTTGCGCCGGAAGAGCTTAATTTTTTTGGTTCGGGCTATGATGAATTTTGGAAATTTATAAATAGTATCAGACAAGCTTGCTCTAGTGGGTTGGTTCTTCTTGACTTCAAACCTGTGCGTGCTGTAAAGGTCGCAGCACTACTTGTCTTGTATGCAAATATAGAGCAGTTGCAAAAGCTTCATGGAAATTCAAAAATTATTAAATCAACTGCTTGTTGCAATCTTAATATAGCGAGAAAATTTCAGATTTTAGGCTTTTGGGACTTGATGCGAGAGCGCCGTCCTAACTTTAAGGATGCGAAGGTTCCCGGGGTTCCTATCTGTACTGCTTCATCCGAGGATAAAGAGGGTGGGGCAGAACAAACGGAGCTTCGGTCTGTTATTTCATATGTGAAAGATATATTTGAAAGTTCTAAAGAGGATGAACAAGGCGGATTAGCTTTCGCTGCGATTACGGAATCTGTTGGTAATGTTTGGCAACATGGGTATGCTAAAGAATTCGAACTGGATCTCCCTGCTCATTTGCAGAATTGGTGGATTGTTGTTCGTCTGATTGAGGATCAGCTTTTTATAGGTGTTTATGACATGGGTGTGGGTATTCCAAAGACCTTATCCATTAAGTCAAATGTGGTTGGTATGATGAAAGATGCTTATCGTGTCGTGAGAAAGTTTCTGAAAATTAGTCCGTCATTTCCCGCAAGAGCATTTCGCGATGCTGCAAGTATTAAGGCTGCTGTCGACTATGGGAAGTCTCGCTTCAATACTAGCGGGCGCGGAAAAGGTCTGTCCGAAGCAAAAGATTTTGTCGAAGCGAATCCAATGGGAACGCTAATGATCTATAGTGGTAGTGGTTGGTATCAATACCAAACAAAGGGGCAGAGAGAGGAGGCTAGGCCGCTTCCGTTTGAATTTCATGGAACCTTGATTCAATGGAATATCAAGCTTAAAGTCCCAGGGTGATTCAAATGAATAAAGGTTTGATTAAGATAATTGATGTGGCAAAAGATTTTACTGATATGCCTTATGGTCGCTCCGAGGTTGATAATCCGGAGTTTAATGGTGTTCGATTCAGAAAGGAGTTCTTGCTCAAAGCCTTAGAAGAGTATGATTACGTTGAAGTTGACTTAACTGGGGTGCTGGGGAGTGGTTCATCTTTTCTGGATGAGGTATTTGGGGGGCTAATTAAATATGAGGGCTTCACTCCAGAAGAGGTGCGGAAGCGGGTCGGTTATAAAAGCCGTTATAAAAGTGTGTTGAATAATATAGATAAGTACATTCGCGAGGCGAGGCCTGAAAATAATGGTGGGCGGTGATTTTAACTGGGCCGCGGTCGTTTCAGTAATTATTGGAATCGTTGGTTGGATTTTTGTTTATCATAATTCGCGATCGCTTGCTAGACAATCTGAGGCGAATGCGATAGTTGCAGCGATCGAGAAGATGCTTCAAGAGATCGTGAGTGATGTTTCCGATTTTTGGGGGAGATGCGAAGACGATAATACAGATTTGGCTGCACGGTTATTTGCGTGTTCTGTTGATTTGAAATGTAACTTTGTTGAGCATAAAGTTTCCTTGCTTGAGCGAAAGTGCCGGAAGCTAACGCATTGGACAGCAGAGCCTAGAATTATGAACTTTGCCGTAGAAAAGATAGCTGATCTGCGTGACTCGGCAACTCTTGATTCAGAAATTAGTAGCAAAATGCCTGAGGCAGATCGTGAACGGCGTATTGCTGTTGTAAACTCTAAAGCTATTGATCTTTATATGCGTCTTTCAGATTTTGTTACAGATCGATATAAAAGTATGGTTGATTTGACCTACGACACGTTCCAAGGGCGGGACCCTTAAGGTAGAATTTCGACCCGCTGACAGAGTTGATGGCGACTCGGAAGGGTGAAACAATTGCCTGAAAAGGTGCGCAGGGACGGGGAGGATGCGCCGCCGTAGATTGTGTCTCTGTCGCGCCTAATGATTAAGTAAGCCAGGTGGTTTCTGCGGAGGGGGAGCACTAGTTAGCGTTCGTGGGTCGAATAGACCCAACGAAGATGATGAGCCAAAACGCCGTTAGCGAAGTGATTAAGCGCCTTGGGTTCGATGGACTACTAACTGGCCATGGTTGGAGACTGTCTCGAGCGCGCTACGTGCAGCACTGCCGTGGCTACTTGGTTCGGTTAGAGGAAGCTGCCCCGGAGTGATCACTCTGGGGCTCCCGCTTCGTTTGCCGGCGCCGGCGGCGTCCAGGTTCCGTTGCAGTACTGGTCGATTTCAACCTCTGCCCAGCGAGTGGCGCGGCCGAACTTGCGCCCTTTGGGGAAGTCCCCTTTCTTCATATGGTCGTAGATGAACGTGGTGCCCATCCCCGTTCTCAACTTGACCATATTCAAGTCGATGAAGCGGGGGACGTCTTGGTGCTGCTGGGTGTTGCGCATAGAGATACCTCCCGGGTCCATTGATACGGACCGGGTGAAAGTTGGGTTTCGAGGTAACGGTTAGTCAGTACCGGCCCGGCCGGAAACGCCGTTTCCGGCAGGATGCCCAGGGCGTCGGTGGCGCGTTGGACGATGTTGAGCGCCACTTGCAGCGCCGCCGCGTCGTCTTGCATGCGCATGAGCGCGGTCATCTTGGGCCGGTGCTCGGCACACACTCTGTCGCGAAGCTGACCGGCGGCGCGGCGAACAGCGTCCGCCGTGCCGTGGTGCTGGAGCACCAGCGCCATGACCAATACCACGTCGACGCTGTGCATCTGCATCGTTGTGGTCCGCAGGAGCCAGCGGGGAAGGGCGATGCCTGGTTTCTGCTTCATCCGAAGCACCCCGCCTGCCAGGCCGCCAGCGTGCGGATGATCGGGAATGTCTCCACCAGCCCCACCACGGCCAGGCCGAGGGCGGCGATGATGCCGAGGGCGGTCAGTGCTCTACGCATCGCGCGGCCCTCCCTGGGTCGCCGCTGTTCGGTCCAGGCGCTCGATCTCGGCAAGGATCAGGCCGCCGGCCTTGACCAGCTCGCGGCGTCGGTCGCCGGTCTTCGGCTCCCAGCCTTCAGGCAGAATGGCCTCGCCCAGCGTGTCGCCGTAGCCGGTGCTGCTGGTATCCCGGTCGCGCGCCGCCGGCGGCATAGCGTAGAAGCATGCGAAGGCCGCGATCTCGTCGCAGGCGTGCTCGTCGTCGTGCTCCGGCGTCCATCCCTCGGCCTCGACCTGCCGGCGTCGTTCGGCTTGAACGTCGAGCCATGCCTGCGGCACTTCTTTGCCGGGCGCGGCGGCGAGCAGAGCCATTAGTGCTTCAGCATCTTTTGCGTAGTTGTGGGCGTCGAGAATTCGAACCAGCCGCTCCAACTGCTCTCGCGCTACCGGCACGCTGTGCTGAGTCTGGGCTACCGGGGCGGCGTAGAGCGGACGCTGCCGTACCTCGGTGCCCTCAATGGACGGGAGGATATTCTCCTTGTCGGTGCCGCGATAGAAGCCGTTGTCAGCTTCTTCGCCGTCGAAGTTGCCGCCCACAAATACCTCGATCCATTCCCATCCAACCGGCTCCTGCCTCTCCAGCTCTGCGACCCTGGCCAGGGCGGCGTCGCGCTCTGCCGTGTGGCCTGAAACCAGACCATCAAGACGAGCAATTTCCGCTTCCCGTTCTCTGATTTCGTTCTGTAATGCCCGGTACGTTTCCTGCCCAGCATCCATGTAATCGTTCTTGTGCTGACGGAGTTGGGTGATCTCCGCCCGCAGCGCCTCGCCGATGCGCTCGTGCTGGCGCAGGCGCCCGGCGATCTCGTTCTTGTGGTCTTGCTCCTGTTCGGCCAGATACTGCCAGTGCTGGACAGCCGGCCAGGGGGAGGGAACGACCACGGCGCCAACCGCGATCCCTTCAGGCATTGGCAGGGCGTTCAGCTCGGCGGCATGTTTCTCCGCGTCTTCGCGGCTGAATGCTGCGTACAGTTCGTCCGGCCCCTGGGCATGTACAGCCCACAATGCCGACCGCTCCGCCTCTGCCTGCTCAGGCCTGAGAGCTTCATCGGGAGCTTCGTTGAACGCTTCCGCATGCGGGGCTAGGTTGAGCGGGTCTAGGTCCGACGCCGGGGAGGGTTGCGCCAGGGCGGCGTGATCAGGTGCAATTCGAGCGTGCGTGACCATCCAATCAAACACGTCCTTCATGTCATTCAGCGATACGCCAATGAACTTGCCGTCCTTCGTGCACAGGTCAAGCAGCCTCTCGCCACCCTTCATGAGCATCAGGAAATTTGGATTGAGTATGTTGGGTAGAACGGTGTTGTTCAGGTGATCATTCCAATCGCGCAGGCGCTCGATCTCGTCAGCGGCCTCCTCCTGGTGGCCAGGAAGTGCCTCACCTTTACGCAAAAGACCGATCAAATGTCGGTCATACTCTTTTGAGACTGGCGATGGAACCTCCTGTGCGCCCTTTGCCTGGAAGTCGCGCTCATCCCCGCCTGCCTGCTCTACCGCAGGATGTGCCGGGCAGGGATGGCGCAGCGAGCCGTTGCCACTCGGGCAAGTGCATAAAGGAGTCTGAGAGTCATTCTTGATCATCGGGATTCTCCCGTTTGGAGTTGCTGAACGGCGGAATTGCAGGAGTAAGGAGGGCTTCCTCGAGCGGCATGCCTCCGGCGAGCCGCCTGCGTACGGTGCTAGCCGAGACAGGGCTCGGCAGCGTCTCCACCAGTTCCTCTATGGTTCCGGTCCGGCCGCGCACGGTGTGGGTGTGCTTTTCCTTGCGTGCCTGGCGGGCCTGGTCCAGCGCGCGGGCGAGCGCTGGCGGGCAGTAGCCCCGCTTCTGCTGGTTCGCGCGTTTGTGGTCCAGTGACTGGCCCTTCGCCGGCCACTCGATATCCGGCATCAGGGTCAGCAGCTCTCGGAACTTCCAGGGGCCCATGCCGAGCGCGTGCATGGTGGCGCGGCGGGAGAGCCCGCGCGCGGCCGCGTTGCGAATGAACTGTTCGGTGTTCACGGTTGCGCCTCCTGTTGCGCGACGCTCAGCGCCATCGCAACCGGGCGTACCCAGATCGGCGTATTGCTGAGCATGAAGGTCTCGCCCTGCTCGGCCAGCAGCAGGGTGGTGCCCATCACGCCGGCGATGGCCTCGGCCGCGGCCGGCGGTACGGCGTTGCCGATGCGCTCGCGCCAGTCGCTGTCGCTCAGGCCGTCGAGGATCAACTGTTCTTCCGGGTCCACCAGGCTCTGCAGCGCGGCCAGCTCCAGGGTGGTGAAGGGCCGGTGCCAGGTGCCGTCCAGCGACTGGATGATGCAGGTGAGCCGGTCGTTCGCCGCCGGCATGCGCGGGTCGGCGAAGCTCCACCGGCCATTGTCGTGCCGCGCGCTGGCGGATACTGCGCCGGCGGACTGGTCGAACCCGACGACACCGTAGTGCCCGCCGGTCAGGTAGGCGTCGCCCTTGGTGCGATCGAGCACGCGCGGATCAGCGATCGACAGCGCGCCGCTGGCCACTTGCTGGGAGCCGGTGACCGTGCCGGTAGCGCTTCCCCACTCGCCGACGTGCAATTTGCGGCTGCTCGCCCCTGGGTGCCAGTTGTGGTACCTGGGATCGGCAACAGCCTGGCCTCCGGAACTGGGTGAGTGCCCGCCGGTGACGGTTCCGGCGTGGCTCCCCATGCTGACGACGCGAAACACGTTGTTGTGCCGGACGCCGCCTGGGCGCGGGTCGGCGACGCTGAATGTGCCTTGGCCTGGCATCGTTTGCCCTGGGATAGTCGGCGCTGATTCGGCCCAGCGGATCACCCCGAACTGCTGGCCGTGGTTCCAGTTTGCGGCTTGGCGGTAGCGAGGATCGGCTACCGAAAATGCGCCGTTGGTAGGGCCGGAGCGGCCGGCGATAGTGCTGGCAGTGTCGTCCCACCCATGCACCCCCATGTAGCCGGAGCGGTACTCCGGCACGATTACCAGGTCGCGCAGGTGGCCGTCCTCGATCGCCAGCTTGTTCAGGCTCCGCCAGTCGCTGCCGGCCTCTACCAAGGCCAGGCGCACCCAGGTCTTCCAGTGCAGCGATGGGATGCGGTGCATTGGCCCCGCGGCATCGATGTCGCCCGGCAGCGGCATGCGGCCGAGGATGTCGCCGACGGCGCGCAGGGTCTTCTTCTCTGGCTCGTACAGGAAGGGGGGCACTTTTTCGACGTGCCGCGCGACAAGCAGGAAGCGCTTCCGGGACTGCGCCAGGCCGCCGAGTTCGCCGCAGTCGTGAGTGGTTTCCGCCACTGCGTAGCCGAAGCCGCCGAGCAGGCTATTGATCTGGTCCAGCAGGTGCCGGCCGCGGCTGGCAAGGCGTGGGACGTTCTCGAAGACGATCAGCGGTACCGGGTCATCAGCCCATGCCTCGCCCATCAGCCAGATGCAGCGCAGCGTCAACTCGTTCAGCGCCTGGTACTTTGGAGTCAGGCTCATCTTCTCCGACAGCAGGCCGCTGGCGCCTTTGCAGGGCGAGCTGATGAACACGGCATCCGGCCGGCGCCCGCCGGCGGCGCGACGAATATCCTCCGGAGTCGCCTCCCGCCAACCGGCGGGCGGCTCCTTTCCATGGAAGCGGATGTATTGGTCGCGGGTGAACAGGTCCAGCAGGGTACCCGGGACACCGGCCAGGCGCTCGAAGTCGCGCAGGCCGGCCGGGTCCACGTCGATCCCGCCGAGGCAGACCCATTCAGCCTCGACGTTGCCGACCCGCGGGCGCGCCCGGTTGAAACCGGCGGCGCCGCCGCCCAGGCCGCAGCAGAAGTGGAAGTGGTACAGAGTGCGCTTGATCATGCGGCGGGTTCCTTATGGATAATGTCGGCCTCGGCCTCGAGCAGGGCGAACAGGTCGGGCATGGCCATCTCTTCCTCGGCAGACTTGCAATAGCCGGCACCGTCCAGGAAGTAGCGGGAGTTCAGTTCGTGGGCGCGGGCTCTGCGCTTGAGCTTCAGCGCGCAGTACGGGACGGTCATGATCCCGCCGAAGGGATCGAAGACCAGGTCTCCTTCCATGGAGTACTGCACGATGGCCCGGTCGACGATGTCGAACTGCAGCGGGCACAGGTGCATTTCCTGGCCCTTGCTGTACTGCTGGGCGTTGAGCGTCCGCATGCGGGCGACGTCGGTCCATACGTCCGGGTGCCAGGACTGCGGTGGCAGCAGCATGAAGCCGGTGGGCAGCTTCCCGGTGACCTCCAGCGATTCGCCGATGCGGACGTGGTGCTCGAAGTCGTAGACGGTGGACAGGCTGTAGTCGCGGTACAGCTTGAACATCACGTCGTGCGGAATGCCTTCGAAGTCCGCTTCAGTCAGCGGACGGTTGCCGTTGCTGCGGGTGAAGCCGTGGGCGTCCAACTGCCAGCGTGCCCGGCTGTAGCCGTTGCCGCGGGTGACGGTGAGCTTCTTGTCCATGGCGAAGGGGACGATCTGGCCGTCTTCGTCGATGCACAGGGGCTTGGCCTTGACCACCGGAATGTCGCCGTAGGCGTTGGAGTTGTCGGTGGGGGGCTTGCGGAAGATCAGCAGGTACTCGGGCATGCCGACACCCATCTTGGTGCCGTCCTTGCACTGTTCCGTCCACGAGAGGCGGTAGGTCTGGGCGTTCTCGTGAACCACGTCGGTGACGATGGTCTTCATGCCCATATAGGCCCAGCCATGCTTGACGAAGGCTCGAGTCACTTCCATGTGGAAGGGGTAGACGGTCTGGAAGCCAAGGCCGGTCATTCCGCCGGGAATGATGCGATCCTTCACGTGGATGCAGGCCAGACGCCCGGGGATGGTCACGCGCAGCAGTTCCGGGATCAGATAGTCCATCTGCTCGAAGAAGTGCGCGTTGTCGTCGGTGTGGCCGAAGTCGGCGTAGTTCGGCGAGTACTCGTACTGGGTGCTGAAGGGGATGCTGGTGATGGTCAAGCCGACGCTGTTGCTTTCCATGCGGCAGGTTTCGAGCACGGTGTCGTTGTTGACGATGGTGTAGTCCTTGCCCTTGATCTCGACGCGCTCCACGCCCATGGAGCGGGTGAGGGTCTGTGCCATGGCGGCCACGGACAGGCCGTACTGCTTGATGATCTCGGTCATGCGCTGAACCATGGTGTTGTGCTGCTGCCACTTCCGTTCGAGTTGGCGGCGGATGTCGCGCTCGGCCTCGGTATAGATCAGGTCGATGCGCACACGGCCTGTCTGCAGGAATCGGTGCAGGCGGTGAATGGACTGGATGAAGTCGTTGAACTTGAAGCCGATGCCCAGGTAGATGGCCCACGAGCAGTGGCGCTGGAAGTTGCAGCCGCTGCCTGCGATCACTGGTTTGGCAGCCAGTTCCTGGAACTCGCCGTCGCTGAACTGGACAATCGCGCGCTCGCGCTCCTCCAGATCCTGGGCGCCGTAGACGCTGATGGCGGTGGGGATAGCGGCCTCGATCGCGTGGCGTTCCGCCTCGAGGTCATGCCAGATGATCCGGTGAGCATCTGGAGCCTCGGCCCGGATCTCCATCAGTTTGGCGATCCGGGCAGGAAGGCTCTCGCGCTTCTCTGCGGCGGCGTCCTGCACGCCAATGGCGGTGTTGCGAAGCAGGCGGCCCTGGCCGTTACGCTCATGGCCAGCGTGCGAGTGGTCGGACGGTACTTCGTGCCAGCGGATGTCCAGTTCCGGTAGCGCGTAGCCTTCGTCGCTGAACCCGAGGTCGCTGGGGCGCTGAACGAAGATCGCCCAGGACGCCACCCACATCCAGAACTCGCCCTCTTTGTGGGCATGGATGGTGAGTTGGTCGGCCTTCTCAGAGTTGCGTTTGAAGAACCTGGTCTTGGCCTGGCCGACATCCATCACGCCGAGGAAGGCCGAGTAAGCCAGTAGCTCGATGTATTCGTTCGGGCTTGGCGTGGCAGTGGCCACGTACCGGTACCGGACGCCATCGCCGCGGACGCCGGCGGCGCGATCGTCACCAGCGAACAGAGCCATGAACTCGCGGAACGTCTTGCTGCCGCCGAAGCCGCGAAGGCAACTGGCTTCGTCCAGGCTTGCCACGCTGAACCGGCGAGGGTCGAGCTTGCCGTCGCGGACGGTCTCGTAATTGGTCAGGTAGATGGTGGCGGGGTCGTCTACCTCGTCGAAACTGCGGATGAACCGGACGGTGATGCCGAGCATCGCGGCGTCGCGGTAGAACTCCTGGCGCACACCCAGCGGAATGGTGATGAGAGCGTAGCCGCCGGCTAGGTCGCGGGTGACGCGCACCACCTCAAGCTGCATTACCGACTTGCCCAGGCCGAAGGCCGCGAAACAGGCCGCGCGGCCTTGGCGCACCAGCCAGGTGGCGATGGCGCGCTGGTGCGGCTTGAGCAGGGGGTTGAAGGCCGAGGGCTCCACTTCGAAGCCTTTCGGCTCGGCGAGGCGGACCTTCGCTCGCAAGAAGTCTTCATAGGCGGTCATGCTGTTTCCTTGAGGAACGGCACACACCGGACGCCGCCCTGCCTGACAGGGCGGCCCACGAGGCATGGTTGAATCGCCCACAGGGCGGCGTCCGGTGCGTGCTGAAAGAGAAAGCGCCCCGGGTGGGGCGCTCGGCGGGTGGCGTTAGAGCGGGCGGATACTGCGCGCCACTTTCGGGTCGCGCTGGATGTAGCCCTTGTTCTCGAGGGCGGTCAGGCGCTGCTGGATGGCGAACTGGCGGACGCCGGCCTTGGCTGCCAGTTCTGCGACGGTGGGTGCGTAGCCTTTCTCCGCCCAGAACGCTCGGATGTGCCCGAGCGTTTCGTTCTGCATCGTCGATGGGGGCGACTTCACGACAGAACCTCGCGAGATCCGTCTCCCTGCATCGGCCCGACGATATCCAGCAATTCCATTTCCTCTACCAGGCGTGCCGCGCGGTTGTAGCCGATCTTGAGTTTGCGCTGGATGGCGGAGATCGAAGCGCGGCGCGTCTCGCGGACGAAGCGGATGGCCTCCTTCAGCAGCGGGTCGTCACCGGGCCCGTTGACCTGGGGGATATGGAGGGTCGCGGTGATACCGTCGCGCATCCCTAGCGCCTTGGTTACGTCGATGCCGGCGCCAGGCGCTGGCTCGGGCTCATCGTACGCACCGTCGATTCCCTGCGGGAACTCTTCGCCGCCCAAGGCCTCCAGCAGTTGCGGTATGAACTCGCGGAAGGTGAGCATCATCAGGACGAAGCTGGCGTCGAGCTGGCCGGCGGCATCGTCGCCGCCGTCCTTCTCAGCCTGCTCCTGCAGCAGGTCGTCGAAGCGCAGGCGCTTGATCGCCAGCTTGGTGTCGAGCACGAAGCTGAGCTTGTCCGACCAGGCCAGGGCCACCTGGGTGACCAGCTTCCCGGAGGACAGGTGTAACTGCATTTCCTCGCTGGTCATGTCCTGGCGGGTGGCCACGACCTTGCCGCCGTCCTCGTGGGTGTCGGCGAGTACCGCGCTGTCCAGCACGTGGAAGTCGCCGCCGGCGGCCTGGTCCTTCATCCAGTCGGTGAGGGTTGCACTGGGCGCGACCTTCACGCTGAGCGGGCGTACCGGCAGCGAGCCCAGGGCTTCGCGCAGGGTGGACAGTAGGTCCTCGGCCTTCTTTGCGCTGTTGGTGTCGATCAGCACCAGGCCTTGCTCAAGGTCCAGCGCGGCGAACGTGCTGGACTTGCGAATGAAAGCCCGTGGCAGCAGCGTCTGGACGATCTCGTCCTTGAGCTGGTCGCGCTCCTTCTTGAACACCTTGCGCATCTGGTCGGTTTCGATTTGCTCGACCTTCTCGGCCAGTTCGTCGCGCACTACGCTGCCGGGCAGCAGGCGCTCCTGCTTTCGGGTGGAGATGAGCAGGAAGCCGCGGCTGGCGTGCACCAGCGGTGCGTTCGGGCCCTTGCCGAACGGAGCGGCGAAGCCGTAGGTGGTCAGTTCCTGGCTTTCGCAGGGGCGTGCCGGCTTGCTGGCCAGGGCCTGCTCCAGCGCCGCGGCGTCGATTTGCAGGTCTTGGGTGAGGCGGTAGATTTGCAGGTTGCGGAACCACATGGGGTGTCTCCTGGGTGGCCTGGCGCTTACACGAGACGCCAGAGCAGGCGATAGGGGTCATCGAACGGAATGTCGTCGTCGTAGCTGTCGTAGTCGGTTGCCGGTTGCGGCTGGTGGTGAGTGGTCGGCCGCGGTGGCGGCTCGCGGCCAGGGCCACGCGACTGGCCTGCCTGCTCAGGCTTGCCGCCGAGCAGTTGCATGTTGCCGTTGATGTCCACCACTACCTCGGTGCTGTAGTGGTCCTGGCCGTCCTGGCCCTGCCACTTGCGGGTGCGTAGGCTGCCTTCGATGTAGACCTGGGAGCCCTTTCGCAGGTATTGCGCTGCGATTTCGGCCAGCCGGCCAAAGAGCACGACCCGGTGCCACTCGGTGCGCTCCTGCTGCTGGCCGGTCTGCTTGTCTTTCCAGCTTTCGCTAGTGGCCAGGCTGAGGGACGTAACTGCCTTCCCGCTGGGGGTAGATCTTGCGTCTGGATCCTGGCCCAGATGGCCGACCAGGATTACCTTGTTCACTCCGCGTGCCATGGCTCAGGCCTCCGCCTCAGCCGGCGGCACCGAACTGGCCGGCGCCACATCGACTCCCTGCAAAGCGAAGTAGATGCGGGCGCAGGCTTGGGCGTCCGGCATCGCGCGGTGAGCCTCCACGAGGTCCTCCCCGGTGAAGTGCTTGTATGCCTCGGCCAAGGTCGGCAGCTTGTTGCGGGGAAGCGCGACCTGTGCGCGGGAGCGATAGCAGGTGCAGAACTTCTCACCCGATTCCTTGAAGGCGTTGGCCGCATCCTCGTCCTGGTAGCGCATCAGCGCGATGCGAGTGATACGGTCGTCGAAGCTGATGTTGTGCGCCGCGCGGCGGGCTGCGCGGCCGTTGATCGCAAGAAATCCCTCCAGAGCCTCGGCCTCGCTGATGCCAACATCCATCGCCTGTTCGTGGCTGATGCCGTGGATCGCGGTCATTTCGGGGCTGATTTCCCAGCCGTTGGGTCGCACGATCGCCTCAAAGCGATCGATGGTGTTGCCGGCGGCATCGCAGAGCAGAGCGGCAACTTCTACGATGTGGGGCTGGCACGGGTCTTCACTGGGCAACTTCCACTCGGGAATACCCGTCGTTTCGAAGTCGAAAATGTTGGTGAGCATGGTCTGTCCTCAGTGGTTGGGCATCAGGCTGCGCGCTCGATGAACGCGCACCCGGATGCCGCACCGGCGGCGGGCGCCGGCGCAGGCGGTTCGGAGGGGTTGGGGGGATTAGGAGGAGGGGTGCTTGCGGTAGCCGATGGCGTACAACCGTTCAGCCTGTTCGCGCGTGAGCATGAACGTACAGGAGCCAACCTTGTACTGGTAGTCGCTGAGCATGGCATCGACAGCCTGGGCGGCGATCTGCTCGGGGGTGGGGAGCGGGCGGAACAGCATGTCGCGCGTGCGGTAGTACTGTTCTTGGCCGTTGTCGTACGCAACTAACGACTCGTCGCTGATGTACCGAATTTCACAGCGCCGATACTCCGGCCAGATCATGTGCCTGTATTCGCATTCCACGCCGACCGGCGGCAGGCCTTCTTGGCCGTTCCACTGTATGACAGGCTCCTTTGCCTCATCAGCCACAGGACGACGTTCCACCAGTCGCCATGCGTGGTCCAGTTTGGTCATGTCGCAGGTGTTGAGGTCTGGCCGCAGGTTGCCCACGCGCTGGCGTTTGCTGATCCGGCAGCCCCATCCCTCAACCCAGTACATATCGTTGCCGTGCTCGGTAGTGACCACTGCCTGCGCCCAATGAGGCGCGATGCTCCAGTCGATACTGGTCATTCTCGTTTCCTTGAACTGTGCCGGCGTGGCCGGTGCGAGGTGGATGGTCAGGCCGCTTTCGCGGGGGCCTTTTCGACGATCACGCCCGGCAGATTCAGCGTTTGGCCCTTGCTGTTGGCCAGGCTGTCCAGGGCCGGCTGGTCGACAACGAGCAAGTCTTCGGTAGCCAGGCCTTCGGCGATGGCGGCGATGAACGCGCTTTTATCGACGACGCGGGCGCGCCACTGGATAGCGCCGGGCTCTGCTGCCTTGCCGGCGGGCTTGATCTGGGCGGGCGCTGGTGCAACCTCGGCCTTCGGCGCCTCCGGCTCGACAGCGACGGGCGTGTCCTGCTCGGCGAGCTGCTGGCGCGCGGCGGCAAGCTCCTGCTGCTGGCGCGCCAGTTCTTCGCGTTGGCGTTGCATTTCCTCTTGCTGCCGGCGCATTTCCGCCTGTTGCTCCTCCATGCGGCGGCGCATTTCGGCTTGCTGGGCTTCCAACTCCTGCCGCTGGCGCTCCGCTTGCTCGAAGGCCAGGCGGTCGGTCAGCATTTGGGTCAGTTCGTCCATGGCCGCCTGCTGTGCGGCTTGGGCTTCCTTCGTCAAGTCGTAGAAGTCGTGTGCGGTGTCGATTTCGCCACAGCGGTCGATCATCGCGGCAATCTCGTCGCTGGTCTTGCCGCGTACCTGGGCCGGCATCCCTTTGATGGCGTCGACCTTCGACATCAGGCGTGCGATCCGTTCCTGGCGCTCGCGTTCGACGCGATCGTCGACCTCCTTCTTGGCGGCCTTCATCGGATCTTCCAACGTCACCAGTGCGGCGGTGATCCGCTTCGCCTCGGCGTCGATGATCTGGCCTGCCTCGATGTAAGGCGCCTTTTCACGCTTGCGAGCGGCTTCCAGGCTGGTGCGCAGTGTGGTCAATTCCTTGATACCGGCCTTGATGAACTCGTAGCCATCGGCGGTATTGGCGTCCGGCAGCGTCGCGTACTTCTCGCGAAGTTTTGCCAGGGCGGCGTTGGTTGCGTTGTACTCGGCGACCTCGACGGTACCGTTTTCCAGGTCAACATTTTTCAGGATGGTCATGGTGTCATTCCTCGGGGCTGGTAGGAGCGGGGGAAAGCTGGCGCAGGCGCTCATCGGCGGCTTCATTCACGCGCAGCTCAATCTCTGAGGGGTTGAAGTTGACGACTGGCGCTTTGGCGCGGGCCTTCTCGGCGACTTGCTTACGCATTAACTCCAGGGCGCGGGAGTTCGGTGCCGCGGCGATCGCGTCGAGTTGTGCGCGAAGCCAGGTCTTGAATTCGTCCTTGGCTTCGTCCAGGGCTGTCTCGGGATCGCCGGCATCGGCCAGGCGCTCTTTCAGCTTCAGGCCTTCGACATAGGTCGTGTCGTCGAACATGCCCATGTGAATGTCGGCGCTGAACCCGAGGAGTGACAGACACTTCTTGATGGCGTCGGTGAGTGACTTCTTGCCGTAGTCGTGGTCGGTCTTGAAGCCCCACTCGGTCTTGTAGACGTAGGGGGTGTGCCCGTATTGGCGGGCGTGATTGATCGTCCCGTCGTGGCGATACCAGAGTTCGATGTACAGGGTGTGGGTCTTGTCGTGGCAGATGACCGCACCGTTCTTATCGAGGTGCGGTGCGCCTTCATCGAAGCGCTCTACCAAGACTTTCCAGCCCCAGCCCTTGCCGACGGGGCCGAATAGCTCAGTCGCACGACGGACGATATACAAGCCGTTGATGGACGTCATGTCCTGACCGTTGAGCTTCGCCTGCCTTGTGTACCTGGTGTCCGTCTCTTTCACCTGGTCCCAGATAGCCATGTTGCTATTCATGTTTGTCATGGTGTTGCTCGCTTGACGGCTGCCGGCGCCGTGGCTGGTTGTTCCGCGGTAATCAGTCCGCCCCAGATCGGGCCTAGGGCGAGAATGAGCAGGAAGAGGAGGCCGCCAATCAGGCCGCCCACCCAGATGGCTTTGCGTTTCGCGTTCATGTCGGGAGCATCCTGTAGATCAGCCAGCCGTAAAACGGAGCCACCAGGGCCAGCACGCCGATGGCCGACGCAACTTCGGTGAGCGCCCGGCGGGCGCCAGTCGCATTTGGCTTCATGCGGAGGCCCCTCCCTTGGCTTTGTCGATTGCGCTTCGGGCCGCCTCGATCGCCGCAGTTGTGATCGCGTTGCGATGCTGCGGCAGATAGCCGACCAGCGCGCAGTACGCCTGCTCCAGGGCGATGAGTAATTCGGGTCCGTAGCTTTCAACGCGCCGCCGTGCTGCGCGTTCCGCCCGCTTGCGGTTGTCGCGCTCGATTGCAGACTGCGCTTCCTGTTCGGTGGCGTAGAACCTGTACCAGTCAGCGCGCTTCGCGATGCGCGTGCCGTCGGCTCGAACGTAGTAGGCCTTCGTTTCCCGAACGAACTCACAGCGGCTAGCTGCGTCTCGGCCGGCCCGGACTTGAAAGCGGGTGATTGGATTCATACCCGAGTGCTCCTGAGTTCTGCCCAGCGGGCGTCCGACGCGGCGTCGAGCCGGTGGCGCATGTCGTCGTAAATACGGGTGTCGATGAAGCCGACCGCATAGGCCAGTTCAATTTGGCCGTGGACGAACTTCTGGTCCGGGCGTGGGAACGGTGATCGGCGCATCGCCGTAATGCCTTCCTCGATCATCAGCACCGCGCGTTCATCGCTGAAGGCCATCTTCGTCCTCCTGCTCTTCGTCCTCGGGCTCCGGGTCCGGCTGGTCCCAGAGCGGATCGACTTCGCGGTCCCAGGCCTGCTGGGCGCAGTTGAACGCTGCGCGGTTGTGGCGCTCGCGGTATGTCCACATCATCCCCACCTCGCTGAACTGGTGTAGATCGCTTCCAGGTACTGGTCGCAGATGCGTTTGGCCCGCTCACACCGGTCAACGTCGAAGAGTCCGAAGTGGCATTCGGGCGGCGTGATTTGGAGTTCAGCGGCGAGCCAGGCGTAGGCCTGACTGCGCGTCATCAGCTTGTCGCGCCAGATGCGTTCGAATGGGCGCTTGCAGCGGTTGCGAGCGTCGCGCAGCGGCTTGTCGGCCAGCGTTCCCAGCGGGATGTCGGTGTCGGGATGCAGGCCCACGTAAGCGCCGCAGCCCGTGCCAGTACAGGCGTATGCATATGGCCAGTCGCCGTACTCGCGACCGTAGATCACCCGGTTGCTGACCAGCCGGACCAGGCCGCCGCAGTGCGGGCAGCCGGAGGGGATTGGCTGAGGATGCTTGATGCGCTTGAGCGCGCCGCGGCTGACGTGGGGCAGCGGTGCCGGCGGCACCAGTTTCTCCAGGCTGTTCGCTCGTGGGTCGATCATGGCGTGTGCTCCGTATTCACCTGCATTCGGCTGAACGCTCGCGCCGCCGGGCTTGCTCGGCGGGGAGTCGGGGAACGTTCATGCGAATGTGGGCGGTGAAAAAAGCCCGGCCGGAGCCGGGCAAGGGGGGGATGAAACGGGCTCAGGAAACAGCAGTGCAGTTGCGCAGCAGCACCGGCGTGGCCTGACCTTCTAGCCAGATCACCGCCATGCCGGAGGCGGAAACTTTGGCTTGAGTGAGCGTTCTGGTGCGGATGGGGATGGAGTCGCGGAGCGGACGGTACTCAACGGCCACCTGGGCCGGGTGCGTGCGATTCCACTCTTCAACCAGGTCTTTGGGTGAGGCGGACCGGACGGCGCCAACCCGGGCGTAGATCTCGGCGCGATGAATGGCCATCGCTTCCGGAGCAACGATTCCGAGGCGGATCTGGCCGCCTCTGTTCTCGACGACGGTCACGGTGATGTCGTCGCCAATGTGCAGGGTTTCGCCGACTCGGCGAGTGAGGATCAGCATGTGTGCCTCCGTTCAGGATGCTGGGCGCGCGGGCTCAAGCCGGCTCGCAGTGGGAAAGGGCAACGCAACCAGACACGCCCGCGAGCCAGACGACAGCGGTGTGGCCGCCGAGGACCTGGGCTTCGGTTGTCGTCCGGGTGCGCTTCGGCGTGGCGTGGCGATGAAACCGATAGTTGACCTCGGTGCCGGCGGGGTATGCGGAATTCCAGGCAGCAACGGTCGCCGCCGGGTTGGCGTTTCGCTTCATCGTGTGTCTCCGGATAGAGTTCGGTGGGGCTGGTGATGCCCTGCTACGGGCAGGGCTGCGGGTTAAAGCGGGAAGGCCGCACGCACGCTGCCAGCTCGAATAAAGAGAATCGCCAGCTTGCGAACCTTCAGATACTTGGCTCTTGTCTGGCGGCCGCTGCGGCTCAGCTTGTCCATTTCGCCAACCCAAGCGTTGTAGATGTTCAGCGCGTAGTTGCTCATGTCCTTTCCTCGGTGATGCCCCGGCGAACCGGGGCAGTGTTCTCACAGGCGTAACAAATTCCGGTAGCCGTCACCCCCAGGCGCCCACACTCGGGGCAGCTCGCATCGCTGCGCACCTGCTCCTGCGCCTCCTCGTAGCAACCATCGCAGCGGAATCCGTCGGACGTCTCGATCACGCGACCGGGCGCGTTGCACCGGTCGCATTCGTGAATGATTGTCATCGGGTCGACTCCTTACATCACGCATGCATCCGCACGGTGATGTAGCCGTTGCTGGCAACTACGTGCTCCCAACAATTGAAGAAGACGGACTGTCCGAACTTCTTCATGGCCGCCTGGCGAACCTTCACCTCAACGTCCAGAGGCTGTTCACCAGCGTCCGGCAGAGCAAGCCATTGCAGGCTCTTTCCGTCACTCAGGTGGGAATCGATGTTGAATTGAGCCATTTCAGTCTCCTTACCAGGGTTTACCGGCGTTGATGTATGCGCTTCCTGCTAGCTCGGTTAGAGCTAATAGCTGCCAGGAATCGATCGCTCCGCCGTAGTGCAATCCGCGCAACATCCCGACCGTTTCGTAGTACTCGATGCGCGCTCGGTGTACATCGCTCTCCCTGCGAATGATTCGAAGAGACTGACGTAAAGCCAGTAAGGCCTTTTCATTCATCGTCTTGCCCTCCAGGGCGTGTTGACTTCTTCGATGCCCCTCTTGCGAAGGGCATCTGAGAAATCGGTGTTGCTGGCCGGCGTTACGCGCCACCTCCGGCTGGGCGAATGCTTTCTCGGGGGACCTGAGATCCCGACAGCCGGCCACGCTTTGCTGCCGACTCTCGCTTGCGGTGCTCGAAGCTGCACACCCGGGGCGAGGCGTCCCCTGAATCCCGTTCTGCCTGTCGGCAAGGCCTTGGCTCGCTGTGGCCTGTTCTGTCGTCACGAGTTTCTGTGCCGATGGCGTGAAAATTATCAGCGGTCATATTATTGGTCAAGACCTGCGGTATTAAAAAAATCAAAATAGCGCTCTTGAAAAGTAGGGGCCCTGGTAATACTGTATGGATATACAGCTTGTGGAGGTGCTTATGGCCAAGCAAAAGAAAAAGCAGGAAGCCCAGGTTCTCACCGCGGGTGAGAAGCTAGGGTTGCGGGTGACCCAGATGATCAACTCGCCGAAGGCCCAAGAGCTTCGGACAGTAACTATTCACCGTCTGGACACGGATGCAGACGAGGCCTGGGAAGGGATTATGGAAGTGTTGGCCGAGACGGACGGCATTGATCTGACTTTCAACGATGACGGCAGCGTCACGTTGAGGTGGGAGGAGCAGGAGAGGGGCGAGCAGGCCTGGTAGCCCCGGACGGGGCTGGCCAGGCGGGAGGGAGCGGACTCAGTGTTTTCTACGTCTCATGACGGACCACCAGAAGACCCAGCCGATGATGCTGAGGTTACTCTCACGCATTTGGTCCCTGGTGTACTCCTCGTCTGGATATTCGTCACGGTTAAAGCTGCGCAGGCGGATGCCACCGCCGGGTAGGCGATAGACGAACTTCACTCGCAGCATATCGTCATGCTTCAGGGCATAGATCTCGCCGTCAGTGATTGTGCTGACTGATAGATCGACTCCGATGATCGCGCCGTCTGCGATCAGCGGTTCCATAGAATTCCCTGTAACGTTCACGCAGACCGAGTTCTTGGGGTCTACTCCCGACTCCCGGAGGACTGTGCGAGGGAACCGAATTTTGCGCTTCGCCTGCTCCAGATCAGGCAAGCGACCATCCCCCGCTGCGATCTGAATTTCGTTGAAATAGGGAATCTCGACTTCATCGGTATCCAGTGGATCGCCGTCATCCCAGACGGGGATCGGTTCGAGGTCGCCCCTGGTATTTGCAACCGGCTTGGGGCGTACCGTCGTTGCCATGCGCTCTATCTCCTCGGCCAGGCGCGGGCTGAAGTCCCTGACCTGAATCTCAAGATAGCGAGCGAAAACCGCTGCTGCCTCTGCGTTCAGCGCGTTCTTCCCAGTGAGGTAATGACTTGCCGCACTCTGGGTGGTGGCGCCAAGCCCCTCGAGGGCGATCTTCTCTTGAGTGATGCCGAGTTCTCTTTTCTTCGCCTTGTAAATGGCATTGAGAGCTTGGCACTCCTGCTTTTCTTCGGCCGTGAGCGGCCGCTTCTTCGATTTCATGTTCATCCACTCATGATATTACCAGTGTTCATATTTCTCTAAGATCGCCGGTCTTGTAAAATTAAAGACCGCAAGTAATAATTCGGAATGACCGCGTAGGAGGGCATATGCAGATCATTCCCATTAACGAATTTGTGGCCGAGCAGGGGCAGGCGAAGGCAGCGGAGCTGCTCGGCGTGACCCAGGGGGCCATCAGTAAGGCGCTTCGAGCGGGGAGGAAGATCAATGTCTACCGCTGCGAAGATGGTTCGTACTCTGCTGAGGAGGTGCGCGCCTTCCCGGCCCAAAAGGTGCGCATGGCTTCGTGACATGCAGTTCACCGTGACGATCAATCAAGCGAAAGCGCTCGAGTGGGGGCTGAACTCGCAGCAGGCGCTGCTGTTCGCCTTCGTCTACGAGTGCCCGAGTTGGGCGCGCCTGGTTCAGACGCCCGCAGGTGATTTCTACGCCCTGAGCAAAGCGAAGATCCTCGAGGAGTTGCCGCTGCTGACGGACAAGCCGGACACGGCGTACCGCTTGCTGAAGCAGATCGCTGCGGCCGGTGTGATCGATCTGTCGAGCACAGCAACCATCACACTCGTGCGGCTCACTGCGAAGGGGCAGGAGTGGAATCGGAAACTGGACGGGTCGGAAAAATATCCGACCCAGGTCGGAGAAAAATCCGAGGTCGGAAATTCTTCCGAGGTCGGAGAAAAATCCGATGCAGGCAGGTCGGAAAAATCTCCGACCAAGATCGGAAAAAAATCCGGGGTAGGTCGGAAAAAAATCCGTTCAGGGTCGGAAAAATCTCCGACAAATCAGGTAACCAGTAATCAGGTAACCAGTAATCAGGGTACCAATCAGGATATTGCCGGGGAGGCTGCGCCGGCCCCGGGCGGGGAATTCGTCGGCGCCGAGCAAGAGCCCGGGCCGCGCTGCCAGATACCGGCCGACATGCCAGGCCCGAAAGACCCGAACTGCAAGGCGTACCGCACATGGGCCAACTACGCCATGGCCTATCGCACTCGATACACCGCTTGGCCGGTTTGGAACGCATCGGTTGCCGGCAAGCTTTCGAAGCTGATCGATCGTGTGGGCCAGGCCGACGCGCCAAAGGTCGCCGCGTTCTACGTCAAGTGCATCCACGATGCTCGACTGATTGCTCAGCACCATCCCCTCGGCCTGTTGCTGGCGAACGCTGAGGGCTACCACACGATGTGGTTGACCAATCGCCCGACCACCGGAGCGCAGGCACGCCAGCAGGAGAACACCGCATCGAACTTGTCCGCCGCTGAGCAGGCCCTGGCCGAGCAGAGAGCGAGGAGGGCTGCCCATGCTGACGCCTGAGCAACAAGACGAACTGCTGCTTTCCCTTTTCGGCACCGCCGAGGCAATGGGTCAGCAACTCACGCCGGCCGCTGCCCAACTCATGGTTCAAGACCTGGCTGCCTACGAAGAGCCAGTGCTGACCGCCGCATTGCAGGCCGTTCGCCGGGAGGGCGGACGATTCACGGTTGCCGCTGTACTCCGGCATGTCGAGTCCGCCGACGGTCGGCCCGAGCCGAACGAGGCCTGGGCGATCGCCCTACAGAGCTTCGACGAGGCTGAAACGGTGCTTATGACGCCGGAAATCCAGCAGGCGGCTGTGGTAGCCGCACCGCTCATGAAGGGGCGTGGTGACCGGGTGGGCGCGCGCATGGCGTTCATTGCCGCCTACGAGCGCCTGCTCACTCGTGCCAGGCAGCAGGCGCTGCCCGCCAGGTGGTCGCTGTCGTTGGGCAGCGATGCGGGCCGCCGAGCTGCTGCGATCGAGGAAGCGGAACGCCTGGGGCGTCTGCCGGCGCCGGCAGCGCAGTTGCTGCTCGAACAGCACGTACTCGAGCCAGTTACGCCGGCCGGCAGCGCAATCGCCGGGCTTCTGACTGGACCCTCCGACCGGCTACTGGCACTGACGAATGACCCACTGACCCGCAAAGCCCTTGCGAGGGAGGCTGCTGGTGGGGGGGATGTGCCAGACGACTTTCGCCGGCGGCTTGAAGACATCAAGAAGCGCTTGGTCCGCAGGGAAAAGGCGAAGGTCCGACTGCGTGATCGCCACCTGCGCCACGAGCGCGAAGACATGGACCGTCGGCGCGCCGCGGTTCTTCAAACCATCGATCAGCTACAGAGCCAGGAGGTTCAACATGGCTGAAGCACTATCAACCCAGGCGCCGGCCAAGAGCGCGGCGGCGAAGAGGAAGCGCGCCGGGCGGCCGATCTACCTGGAGTTCAAGCGCATGGTCGACCCGGACACCGGCGAGGTTCGCCTGGCCCTGGTCGCCGACAGCGGCATCGACAAGTTTCTGCTCAAGGAGCGCGGGTATAGAGCCGGCGCAAAGGTGCGCGCAGAGTTGAAGCAACCGCGGGACGTTCGTAAGCACCGCCTGGTTCACAGGTTGGGCCAACTGGTCGCGCGCAATGTGGATGGGTTCCAGGGGATGGATGCGCACTCGGTGATCAAGAAGCTACAGGGAGACGCAGGGGTTTGCTGTAGCTCGGAGTATTTCGACCTGGGCGGGCTGGGGCGCGTGTCGCGCCTGGTGCCGGAGTCGTTGGCGTTCGACGAAATGCCCGAGGAGCGGTTCCTTGAGTTCTGGCGAGGCATCTGCCAGCACCTGATCGAGCACTACTGGACGGGCATGAGCGAAGAGCAGATCGGCGACATGATCAACATGATGCCCGAGGAGATGGTGTGATGCTGGTCGCCGCGAAGAAGCCTCGCAAGAAGACGTGCAAGGCGTGCCGGGAGGTATTCACTCCAGAGCGATCACTACAGTCAGTGTGCAGTCCGAAGTGCGGATTGGCGTTGGCGGCTGCCAAGCGAGAGAGAGAGCGGAAGTCTCTGGCGAAGATAGAGCGCCGCGAGATCCGTGCGGCCAAGGAACGCTTCAAGACCCGTTCGGACCATATGCGTGAGGCGCAGGCCGCTTTCAACGAGTGGATTCGCCTACGCGACGCCGACAAGCCATGTATCAGCTGCGATTCCACGGCCTGTGACACAGGGCTGATCACCGGCAGTCGCTGGGATGCAGGGCATTACCGCTCCGTCGGTGCTTGTCAGGCTCTGCGCTTCGAGCCGCTGAACGTGCATCGGCAGTGCGTGCGCTGCAACAGGGACATGTCCGGCAACGCGGTGGAGTACCGCATTCGCTTGGTCCAGCGCATCGGCGCCGAGAAAGTCGAATGGCTAGAGGGGCCGCACGAGCCCCGGCGGTTTCCTATCGATGAACTGAAGGAGATCAAGGCCAAGTATCGAGCGCTGTCTCGGGAGCTGAAGCGCAAGATGGGGAGGGGAGTAGGGCATGGCTGACCCTCGGTTCAAGGAGTGGCTGCAGGAGCAGTGGCGCATTCTGCGTCAACACGGGCTCATCGCTGAAGGGGAGAGCAGATGAAGAAATCTTCGACCCAGGTTGTACTCGACGCAGTTCGGGAACTGCACAGCCAGCAGCAGATCGTCACTCGCCAGACCCTGGTCGAACTCACGGGGTTGAAGCCCGGCGTTGTCGATGACCGCCTGTCCGTCCTGGTGGACGACTTGCTGGTGCTGCGCGTCGAGCGCGGAGTGTTCGTACCGGCACCGCAGTTCGATCCGCCCAGGCCGATCACTATCACGCAGATACCAGGTGGCTGGGCGAAGGTCGAGATCAGCGATGATCACGTCATTACGCTTACGCCAGCGGAGAAGCGGATGCTCGGTGAACTTCTGGCGGGTGCGGCTCAGCAGTTCGCAGCGATCGATATCGGGCATTCGAACCAGATACTGGCCGCAGAGCTGGCGATCAAGATACGGAAGCTGGAAAGAGAAGTGGCAGCATTGCGCGCAGACAGGACCGATGGCGGGCAACTCGCCTTAGCCATGAGTGATGTCGCTGCTGTGCAATAGACTCAGCATAGGGCGACGATATCACCAGCGGCCACTCGCTCAGACAGAGCCGTCAACCTGCCGATTCCTTCCTGCAGGAATCGGCTCAGTTGCTCAATGCACTCGTGCTGATCCTGAGTGAGGTGAAACTCCGACTCCATGGCTGCCATCAAGTCCAGGCAGCACTGATTGAGGAAACCTACCTCTAGCAGTTCTGCCCGTAATCGACGCCTCAGTATCTCGTCCATTCCAACGTCCATCTACTTCGCATAAGCAGGTGGGGACCGTAGCAAAAACGAGATGCCTGTCACAATTATCAGAACGATTAGGGTTTTCGCCAACCTGTATGATCCCCCTGTAAGGTTCGACCCATCCCCTCTGGCCCGGACAATTCCGGGTCATGACTCAGAAGCCCAGCACCAAACCGAAGAAGGCCCCGGTAGCGAAGAAGCGCGCTACTGGGGCTTCCGCACGTCCCCCAGCCAAGACCGCAGCGAAACGGCCACCGGGTCGCCCGAGCAGGTATACGCCCACTGTCGGCCTGGCTGTCTGTACCGCGCTTGCCGAGGGCATGAGCCTGCGGAAGGTATGCCAGTTACCGGGTATGCCGGCGATGTCCACGTTCCTCCGGTGGCTGGCCGACGAGCAGCATGCAGATTTGCGAGAGCAGTACGCGCGTGCGCGCGAGGCACAGGCCGACACGCTCGCCGAGGAGATCCTGCAGATCGCTGACGACGGCTCGAACGACACATACACGGACGATGAAGGCCGCACGCATGTCGACTACGACCATATCTCCAGGTCGAAGCTGCGCGTAGATGCTCGAAAGTGGTTGGCGTCGAAGATGGCGCCCAAGAAGTATGGCGACCGCATCACCAACGAGCACACTGGCGCGAATGGTGGCGCCATAGAGGTCAAGAGCACAGTCACCTTCGTGCAGCCCAAGCCACGAGGTGACGACGAGTGACCACCTTCGTCGCTGCGCCTCTCAACCTGAACATCACGCTCCCCTTCAAACTGGCGCCACTGTACGAGGCGCGCCGGTACAAGGTCATGCGTGGTGGGCGCGGCGGCGGTAAGTCCCATGGCGTGGCCCAGGTGCTGCTCGACATGGGCGCGCGCAACCCCCTGCGCATCCTCTGCGCGCGGGAAATCCAGAAGTCTATGCGCGACTCGGTTCACCGGCTGCTGCGCGACTACATCGTCAAGCTCGGCCTGACCGAGTTCTACGAGGTGCTGGACACCGAGATTCGTGGACGCAACGGCACGCTGTTCCTGTTCTCCGGACTGCAAGGGCACACCGTCGATTCCATCAAGTCCTTTGAGGGCGTGGACATCGTATGGGTGGAAGAAGCCCAGGGCGTGTGCAAGAAGTCCTGGGATGTGCTGATCCCGACCATCCGCAAGGACGGATCGGAGATATGGCTGACGCTCAACCCGGCGATGGACACCGACGACACCTACGTGCGGTTCTGCGCCGCGCCGGATGACGACGTGTGGCTCTGCGAAATCAACTGGCGCGACAACCCGTGGTTCCCTGATGTCCTCAACCAGGAGCGCCTGCGCGCCAAGCGCTCCATGTCGCAGGAGGACTACGAGCACATATGGGAAGGCAAGCCGCGCACCGTGGCCGAGGGTGCCATCTACCGCCATGAAATCCTGGACCTGATGGAAAGCGGGCGCGTTCGCCCGGTGCCATACGACCCTCTGCTACCCGTCCACACGGTATGGGACTTGGGCTGGAACGACGCCATGACCATCGGCTTTGTCCAGCGCGGGCCGATGGACGTGCGAATCATCGACTACATCGAGGACAGCCATCGCACGCTGGATTGGTACGTGGCGCAGATCGAGAAACGCCCGTATCGCTGGGGCATCGACTACCTGCCGCACGACGGTCGTACCCGCAACTACCAGACCGGCAAGAGCACCGAGGAACAGCTACAGGCGATGGGCCGCAAGGTCCACGTCCTGGCCGCCACCAGCATAGAGGAAGGCATCAAGGCCGTGCGCATGCTGTTCCCGCGCTGCTACTTCGACAAGGACAAGACCGGGCGTCTGGTGGAGTGCCTGAAGCGCTACCGCCGCGCCCTGCACCAGCATACCGGAGAGGCCATGGCTCCCCTGCACGACGAATACAGCCACGGCTCCGACATGTTCCGCTACGTCGGCCAGGCCGTGGAAATCATGCCCAACGAAATGGAACGCACCTACGAGGAAGCGGAAGCGCCTGACTGGCGACTGTGAGGACACGACATGCAGATCACTGAGAATGACCGCCAGTACATGAATGGCCTGCCACCGGCCGGCGACACGCCGCTGACCGTGGACGAGTACGCCGACATCAACTACGAAATCGAGGACCAGCCCGCGTGGCGCGCCGTCGCCGACAAGGAAATGGATTACGCGGACGGGAACCAGCTCGACACCGACCTGCTGCGTCGCCAGCAGGCACTGGGCATCCCGCCCGCGGTAGAAGACCTGATTGGCCCGGCCCTGCTGTCCCTGCAAGGCTACGAGGCCGTCACTCGCACAGACTGGCGCGTGACGCCGAACGGTGACGTGGGTGGCCAGGACGTGGCCGACGCCCTGAACTACCGGCTGAACACGGCAGAGCGCCAGTCTGGTGCCGACCGCGCATGCTCCGAAGCGTTCCGGCCGCAGATCGCGTGCGGTATCGGCTGGGTAGAAGTCAGCCGCGAGTCGGACCCGTTCAAGTTCCCGTACCGCTGCCGGCCTATCCGCCGCGACGAAATTCACTGGGACATGAAGTGCGGCGACGACTGGGAGGCCTGCCGCTTCCTGCGCCGGCAGCGCTGGCTGTCACCTGATCGCATTGCCCTGGTGTTCCCGGAGCATGCCGAGCTGATCCGCATGGTAGGTAAGTACGGCAGCACCTGGTGGGGCCAGCCCGATCTCGGAATGATGGAAGGCGGCACATCCACCGGTCTACACAACGCATGGAACGAGGCGCGGGCCTGGACCGTGCAGGAGGACCGCTGGTACAACCCAAGCAGCAAGGAAATCTGCCTGGTGGAACTCTGGTATCGCCGCTGGGTGCAGGTCCACGTCCTGAAATCGCCCGATGGCCGAGTCGTCGAGTACGACCCGAACAACCTGGCGCACAACATCGCGCTGGCGTCCGGCCGCATTTCACCGAAGAAGGTGACGGTATCCCGCGTGCGCCGCTCCTACTGGCTCGGGCCGCACTGCCTGCACGATGGGCCAAGCCCATACACACATCGCCACTTCCCCTACGTCCCGTTCTTCGGTTTCCGCGAGGATGCCACCGGAATTCCATACGGGTACGTGCGCGGCATGAAGTACGCCCAGGACAGCCTGAATAGCGGTATGTCCAAGCTCCGCTGGGGCATGAGCGTCACTCGAGTGGAGCGTACCAAGGGCGCGGTGGACATGACCGACGCCCAACTACGCCGGCAGATCGCACGTCCGGATGCCGACATCGTGCTGAACGCTGAGCACTTCGCAAGCAACAGGGGCGCTCGCTTCGAGGTAAAGCGCGACTACACCCTGACCGACCAGCATTTCCAGATGCTCCAGGACAACCGCGCCACCATCGAGCGCGTAAGCAACATCACGGCCGGTTTCCAAGGGCGCAAAGGCACGGCCACTAGCGGCATCCAGGAACAGCAGCAGATCGAGCAGAGCAACCAGTCAATTGGCCGGATCATGGACAACTTCCGCGCCGGCCGGACCCTGGTGGGCGAACTGCTGCTGGCAATGATCGTCGAGGACATCGGCCAGGAGCGCACTGAGGTTGTTATCGAAGGCGATGCCGTGACCGCCGATCGTGTCGTGGTGCTCAACGAGCCGCAGCGCGATCCGCAGACCGGCGCCGCCTACCTGTCCAATGATCTGCTGCGCACTCGGATCAAGGTCGCCCTCGAGGACGTTCCCAGCACCAACAGCTACCGCGGCCAGCAGCTCAATGCGATGTCCGAGGCCGTCAAGAGCATGCCGCCGCAGTACCAGGCCGCTGTCCTGCCGTTCCTGGTCAGCCTCATGGACGTGCCGTTCAAGCGCGACGTGGTGGAGGCCATCCGAGCCGTTGATCAACAGCAGACCCCGGAGCAGATCCAGCAGCAGATCGACCAGGCCGTGCAGGACGCCCTGGCCAAGGCCGGAAACGACATCAAGCTGCGCGAACTGGAGATCAAGGAGCGCAAGGCGGATAGCGAAATCAGTGGGCTGAACGCCAAGGCAGTGCAGATCGGGGTGCAGGCCGCATTCAGTGCCATGCAGGCCGGCGCCCAGATTGCGCAGATGCCGATGATCGCGCCGATCGCCGACGCCGTGATGCAGAGCGCTGGATACCAGCGCCCGAACCCTGCTGGTGACGACCCGAATTACCCCGTAGCCGACCAGACGGCGGCAATGAACATCAAGTCGCCCTACATCCAAGGGCAGGGGCCGGCAGCAGCAGAAGCTGAGGCCGAGGAGGCTCCGGTACGCAGGAACACCAGCCCGACATATCCGCCGGTGCCCGCCGAAGCCCCGACCGGCCAGCGCGGAATAGAGACGCCGAGTACGGCTGACAACCTGCCGCAGCCCTGACACACCTCCGCTACAACTCGCCAACCTGAAACCCTACCGGGCCACCCCCTGTAGGGTTTCGTTCTTCCTGCACCTGTCTCCGACACTGCCGCCCAAGCCAAGGCGTCTCCGAACGCCGGCGAGACGCGGAGTAATCCGCATTGCTGATGACCCTTGCGGCCACGGCGATATGTGGCGGGATAGGCATGAAAAAAGACGAGCTTTTCCAAGAGATAGACGGTGGACGGCCGACACCTGAACAGGCTGCCAGGATGATTGAACTGGCAATGGGCGATACCAGCAATTTCATGCTGGACAGCGACGAGCCCAACGTCGCAGCCGACGCGGGTGCCGGCGATGCTGGCGAGGCCAGCGCCGATGCCGCCGATCAGGCAGACAACACCGAACAGAACACCGACGCGCAGCAGGGTGCGGGTGACGCCGGCGCTTCGGCTGGTGGCGACCAACAGGGCAAGACGCCCGACGCCAAAGAGCTAAACGCCGAGAACGCCGTGATCCTGGCCAAGGACGGCAAGCACACCATCGGCTACGAGAAGCTGGTGGAAGCGAGACAGGGAGAACAGCACTGGAAAGCCCAGGCCCAGGCCGCGCAGGCAGAGCTACAACGCCTGCGGGATGAGGCAGCAGCGCGCGCCACGGCAGGCGAGGCCCCGACGTCGCAGGACAACCAACTGGCGGCGGCTCAGGCTGCCATGGATCAGGGGGTTGACCCGGCGATCTTCGGAGACTTCAGCGAGGAAGCGCTGGCCGCAGGCATCCAGAAGCTGATCGACGCGAAAGTGGAAGCGCGCGTGAGCGCACTCGTGGACCAGAAGCTGGCACCGATCCAGAAGAAGGAAGCCGAGAGCGCCGCGAGCGCCCACCTGAATGCGATCTACGAGGCCCACCCGGACGCCGACTCCATTGCGGAGAGCAAGGAGTTCGGGGACTGGGTGGCGTCCCGTCCGTCCTATGAGCGCGCGAGCATCGCCAAGGTGCTGGAAGACGGCACCGCGGCCGATGTCATCGAACTGTTCGGTTCGTTCAAGTCCGCCACCGGAAACGCTCAGCAGTCGCAGCAGCAGCCGAACGCGCAAGACGCGAAGGCTGCGGCCCAGGCTGCCATCAACAAAGCCAAGACCGAACCGCCGGCCAGTCTCTCGGATATCCCGGGCGGCAAGCCTCCGGCTGGCAACCGATTCGAGGCCATCGCCGCAATGGATCCGGCATCCATGTCGGACGCCCTGCGCGGCATGAGCCCCGATCAGGTCGAGGCATTCCTGAACCGGAACATGTAAGGGAGCTACCCCATGACCGCAAGCAAAACCACCATGCGTTACGGTGATCCGAACGCGATGATCCAACAGGCCGCCGGCTTGTTCGCGCTCTGCCAGGGCCGCAACTCGACCCTGAACCGCCTGACCGGCAAGATGCCGAGCGGCACCAGCGACGCCGAGAAGAAGACCAAGGGCCAGTCGAGCCTGGAACTTCCCATCGTCCAGGCCCAGGACCTGGGCCGCAACAAGGGCGACGAGGTGCGTTTCCACTTCGTGCAGCCGGCGAACGCCTTCCCGATCATGGGTAGCGAGTACGCCGAGGGCAAGGGCACTGGCCTGAAGATTGGCAGCGACCAACTGCGCGTCAACCAAGCCCGCTTCCCGGTGGACCTGGGCGATGTGATGTCGCAGATTCGCAACCCCTACGACCTGCGCCGCCTCGGCCGTCCGAAGGCGAAGTGGTTCATGGACGCCTACCTGGACCAGTCCATGCTGGTTCACCTGGCCGGCGCCCGTGGTAACCACTACAACAAGGAGTGGTGCCTCCCGCTGGAGACGCATCCGAAGCTGGCTGACATGCTGGTCAACCGCGTCAAGGCGCCGACCAAGAACCGTCACTTCGTGGCCAGCGCCGATGCCATCACTGGCGTTGCGCCGAATGCGGGGGAGTACAACATCACCACCGCCGACGTGCTGGACGTGGATGTGGTCGACTCCATCGCCACCTACATGGACCAGATCGAGCTGCCGCCGCCGCCCGTGAAGTTCGAGGGCGACGAGGCTGCTGAGGATTCGCCGATCCGCGTCCTGCTGTGCTCGCCGGCCCAGTACAACAGCTTCGCCAAGCAGGAGAAGTTCCGTAGTTGGCAGGCTGCTGCACTGGCGCGCGCGTCGAACGCCAAGCAGCACCCGATCTTCCGCGTCGATGCGGGCCTGTGGTCCAACACCCTCATCATCAAGATGCCGAAGCCGATCCGCTTCTACGCGGGCGACACCATCAAGTACTGCGCCGCGTACAACTCGGAAGCCGAGTCGAGCGCCGTGGTGCCGGATAGCTTCGGCAATCAGTACGCGGTGGACCGCGCCCTGCTGCTGGGCGGCCAGGCTCTGGCGCAAGCCTGGGCGGCATCCGAGCACTCCGGCATGCCGTTCTTCTGGTCCGAGAAGGACATGGACCACGGCGACAAGCTGGAACTGCTGATCGGCGCGATCCTCGGCTGCTCCAAGATTCGTTTCGCCGTCGAGGCGACCAATGGCTTGGAGTACACCGACCACGGCGTGATGGCGATCGACACCGCCGTCAAGATCATCGGCCCCCGCAAGTAAGCGACAAGGGTCGGTGATCCCGGCCCTTTCCTTCGTCCAGATTGAAAGGAGGCCCATTATGGCCCAGTACAAGACCATCCCGCTCGGCGGCCAGTTCGGCGGTTTCACGCCGTATGGCAACCTGACCACCCTGCGTTATCAGCTCGCGACCAACGCGGCCGGCGTTCTGCTCAACAGCAATGCCGCCGCCGCGCTGGCGGTTGGCGATGTCGTGGCGTTCGAGTTCCCGTTGCCCGCCGGCTTCGTCGCCGAAGACCTGCAACTGGTGATTTCCGACCACTTCGGTGCCGGCGTGACCGCTGACGTGGGCTTTGCCTACGCCGACGGCGTGGACGACGCGACCTATCCGCAGGACGCCGCGTATTTCGGCGCTGGCCTGCTGCTGTCGGCCGCTGCGCGCCTGCGCACCAGTTCCAGCAAGGCGCTGTTCGCGCTGCCCAAGGACGCCAACCTGGTTATCACCATCAAAGGCGCTGCCGTCGCGGAGGCGGGCAAGCTCCAGGTGATCGTCCACGGCGAGCGCCTCGGCGCAGTCTAAGCGCCGCCGCCCTACGAAGGGCCGGCCCGTGCTGGCCCTTCTGTCACGCAGGAGTAGGACATTCATGAAACCCATCATCATCGCCACCATCGCCCACGCGATCAATTCCGCCTACTGCCTCGCCATCGGCGACAAGGTGGCGCCACCGTTCGCCGAGTGCCCGGAAGACATGCAGCGCGGCATCCTGGCCGGCGTGCAACTCCACCTGGACAACCCAGACACCACCCCCGAGCAGTCCCATGAGTCCTGGCTGGCGGACAAGCTGGCCAACGGCTGGGTCCATGGCGATGTCAAGGACTTCGAGGCGAAGACGCACCCGTGCTGCGTTCCCTACGCCGAGTTGCCCGAGTCGCAGAAGGTCAAGGACTATCTGTTCCGCGCCGTGGTTCATGCACTCAAGGACATCCCGGACGCTGGGAGCCAGGACGCCGACGCGCGCGTGGCTGAGTTGCAAGACCAACTCAACGAGGTGCTAGGCAAGAATGCGGCCCTGGTGGCGCAGATGGCGAGCGACGGCGTGCCCATGCTGGATAACGGCGTGCCCATCAAGTACATCGGCCCGCGGGAAAGCTTCACCGACCGCCTGTATGGCTCCGGGCTGATGTTCACCCAAGGGCAGGTGCGTAGCGTGCCCGGCGACCTGGCGCGTCGATTCCTCAACCATCGCGACCTGTTCGAGCGCTCCACCGGCCCCGCGCCGGCCGGCGACGACACCAAGCAGGTGATCGCGCAGGCTCAGCAGGCCCAGCAGGAGCGCGCTCGCAAGGAGGAAGACCTATCGGCCCTGCACCGGGAGGTGGACAACTTCGCCGACTTCACCAGCCTGGCGGCATTCGCCAAGGACCGCTACGGACTGAACCTGGTCAAGCAGCACGGCTTGGCGCGCTCCCGTGATGCCGTCCACGCGCGCATCGACCAGTTCGGTGGCGCGGTATGACGCTGGCGGACCTGATCCGCCGAGTTCGCACGGACGCGAACGACATGGTGGAGCCGTATTTCTGGTCGGACCAGGACGTGGCCGACTGGCTCAACGACGCAGTACGCGAAGCCGCCGTGCGCGGCAGGCTGATCCACGAGAGCCAGGCCGACGCCGTGTGCCGCATCGAGGTGGTCGCCGGAACTGCCATCTACCAGTTGCATGCGTCGCTATACGAACTGTCGCACCTGGGTTTCTACCCGGCCGATATGTCTCGCCCGACCATGCCGGTGCTGAAGTCGGCCGAGGTGCTGGATGTGGAGAGGCCCGGCTGGCGCGGCTGCACCGGCAAGCCGCTGTACGCGATCCAGCACGACACCACGTTGCGCCTGGCGCCGACCCCTGACCGCGCCGGCATCTTGCGCCTTGAAGGCTACCGCACGCCCCTGGCGGACATGACGCTGGCCGACAAGGACACCGTGCAGCCGGAGATACACCCCGAGCACCACCGGCACCTGGTCCAGTGGGCGCTGCATCGCGGATTCAGCATCCCCGACATGGAGTCGTTCGACCCGAGCCGCGCCGCACTGGCCGAGGACGCATTCACGGGCTACTTCGGCAAGCGGCCCGACTCCGATCTGCGGCGCATCACCCGCGAGGACGTTCCTCACCATGTAGAGGCATTCTGGCCATGAGCAAGAAGATGAGCGTGGACCTGAAGGTCGGAGAGGTACTGCTGATCGATGGCACTGCCATCCGCCTGGAAAAGAAGTCCGGGCAGGTGGCGCGCCTGCAGATTTCGGCCGACGAAGGCACCGTTATTCAAAACCCCGCAGCAGCGCGCAGGAGTGCGCTCCAAGACCTGGAGCACACCCCTGATGGCAAATACCCTCTATGACTATGCCCGCCAGCGCTTCCTGGAGGGCCAGTTCAACTGGATGACCGACACGATCAAGGTGATCCTGGTCGATACCGGCGCATACACGCCGCAGACTGCGATCCACCAGTACCTATCGGATATCCCGTCGTCGTCCCGGATCGCTGGCCCGGTCACTCTCACCGCGAAGACCACCACCGGCGGCGCTGCTGACGGTGCGGATGTGACGTTCACCAGTGTGTCCGGCGCGAGCATCGAGGCAATCATCATCTACAAGGACACCGGTACCGAGTCCACCAGCCCGCTGATTGCATTCATCGACACAGCTACCGGCTTGCCGATCACCCCCAACGGCGGCGACATCATCGTCACCTGGGACAACGGCACGAACAAGATTTTCAAAGTCTGATCAACCACGCGCAGGAGTGCAGAAGATGCTCAAACGCAAGAATACCGACACCACCACGCTTGAGATTGAACAGCTCCGCATCGAACTTGCTCGCTCTAAGGCTCGTGAGCAGGGCCTGCTGATCGAACGGGAGATGTGGGTGGAGCAGGGGCGCCAGCTCCAGAACCAGGTCCAGACCTGGCAGCGTATGTACGCCAGCCTGTTCGACCAGCTCGGCCGCGGTGTGGTGACGGACAAGGACATCCAGGACAACCTAGCGCTCGCCGCCGAGGCCATGCGTCAGCCTATCACCGCCGTGGAAGCCGTTCGCGCCGCCTTCGCCATGTGCCAGGAGGGGACGCAAGGCCGGTACACCAGCGTCGGGCGCCGCAATAAGCCGCGCCGGGTAGCTAAGGAGGACAGCGATGACTGGCACAACTGAGCAGGCCGTGAAGCCACCGACGCAGGGCATCGGCGCGCAAGGTATCGAGCCCAAACCGATCGAACTGACGCCGACTCAAGACCTACATGTCAACTGGCAGGCCGTCGGCGCGCTCCCGCCCTTCCAGATGTTCGTTCACGAGCAAGCTCCATGTCCGCCCGGCCGCTGCCAGCAGCAGTGGGCTATCGACTACGGTGTGCGCTACGGCGCCCAGGTCGGAGACAAGGTGCTGCTGGAGCGCTATGCCCAGTGGCACCAGGCGAAAGGCTACTGGCCCAACGAAACGTTCCTCGGTCAACCGGTTGAGAGAGCGAATTAATGGCCGACACCATCGACCTGGACGGAGAAAAATTCGTCTCTCCATCATTCGTCACCAGTGCGGCATCGCTCGACGACATCTACACCGCCTGGGTGACCGACTTCGAAGGCTCAACGACGGCCTATAACCCTAGCTGGCCGAGCACCGATGATAGTGCGACGCTGCTACCAATCCCGCCGTTGTGGACCGGCGGCGCCGATAGGTTGGTTGTTTCTACCGAGTGCGGTGTGGAGATTGTCCCCTACCAGTTCACCTCGGCCAGTACGCACTACTCACAGGCGATCGCAGGAGTTAGCCGGTACTACTCGATCAACTGCGGGCTGCGCCTGGCGATTATCTTCCACCCGACTGGTGTCGACTCAGGTATTACCAGCTTTTCGGGCAACTACAACGCCGACCTGGCGCTATTTCGCGGCACGCATAACCGATCCAGTGAAAACGTCCAATTCGTGGCGCGTGTCGTTCCGGGCAGGCAAATCGATGTGGCCATCAAGAACACCGCCCAAACTGCTGGACTCCCCATCAAGCTGGTGGTCCTCAACGGCACCACTGTGGTGTCTTCCACCGACCTGACTACGATCGTTCAGGGTGGTGTCACACTGGTGACATGTTCCATCTACGGTGGAACCGTCTCGGGCACCGTCGTGGACCAGGCTGGCCAGCCTGCTACCCGCATCGTCCATGTTCACGAGCGCGAAACAGGGTCGGTGATCGGTAGAGGACGCAGCGACTCATCAGGCCTGTTCGAAATTCCGGTCATCGCGAAGGTGGGTACCACCATGTACGTAGTCGGCCTGGACGATGAGAACTCGCCGCTGATCAATGCTGTGATCGCCGATCGCATCGTGCTGGAGTAGCTATGACCACGGGCGTAGAGCTGCGTTTTGACGCAGTACCCAGCGGCTACGTCCCCTCCAGCAGTCGCAACGTCACGCTGGGTGGCGGCCCGCCGGCGAACCTTCCCGAAGGAACCATCGGAGCTTGGGGCATTCAGCCACCGCTGCTCTCGCGCGATGCCCGGGTAGTGCGGACAATCCTTCCGGACCCGCACGCATCGGCGGATCTCGACTTCTCTACCGTTGACCCCGCCTACGTGCCGCCAGCGTCCAATGCTGTGCTGCTTCAGTGGGGTGAGTTGCCGCCGGTAGAGGGCCAAACGGTTTTCCCGGGCGGATTCAGCGATTCCATGGTACCGCCACCGGCGATCCGTACTCAGTATCGCTTTGTGTTGCCTGTAGGATCGTCGCACCAAGTGTTCGGCGCCGCCAAGGCTTGGAAGTACAGCACGTTCGTTTCGGCCTACGGCTTCAATTCGAACGTCATCGGATCCCACAACGCACAGAACAAGCACCGAACGGTTCAGCCGACCGGATTTGTCGCCTACCAAAGCGGGCAGGCGAACATCATCAACCGAAACCGCTATGTGGCGGCCGGCAACATTGCGCCGCCGCCGTGGGGCGCGAATCCCACGGTTTGGCTGTACACCCGCTACCTGAAGCCTGGCGGCCTACTGGCGACCGCGATCCCGGATGTCCACCGCATCAGCCACGAACGCCAGTTCGTGCAGCTCAATGCTGGTGTTCCAGCGCCAGGCATGGGGACGGCATGGGTCAGTCAGGGAACGCGCGTTCTGGAGCCCATTGGCACGTTTCTGGATGCCGTGGCCAGACCTATGGTCGGCGGCACGCGCTTCTTGGAGCCGCCAGGCTGGGATTCCTCGGCATTCGGCACGCGGATCATTCCCGAGTCGCAGACGGTCGCGCCTCAAGGCTTCGCCGAGTTGTGGGGGCAGCAGGCGATCAACAACTGGCTCACCTTTGCCGAGCCGGCCGGATTCCAGAGCACCGTCCAGGAAGAATACCGCTGGGGCCGCGCAGACGTGTGGAACCTGCGCCAGTACGTGGTCCAGGAGTACGACCCGGACAGCGAGTTGAACCCGCCACCCTGGTCGCAGTGGACGCTGGTGGAGAACCGAAACCGTCAAGTGGGCACCATCGGCATGCCTTCGCCGCCAGCCGGCTTCCCGCAGATCGACAACAATGCCAGGCCGATCCTGCCAGGCGGCGTGGCGCCGCCGCAGATCACCACCGCAGCCATGATTGCCTACGGCCGCCGTTACCTGCCGCTGGAAGGCATCGAACCGCCGCCGATCCTGAATTGGCATGCCGTCTACAACGGCGCGAGGGTGTTGGTGCCGACCGGGAATGCGCAAAGCGCTTTCGGTGTTGCGAGACTGGAGAACACGCGGCGTTACTTCGACCGCATCGGCGGCTTCGACTCGGCGGATATCGGCATCGCGTTCATCGATTTCGCCATTCGCGGTATCAGCATCGAGCCGCGCTACAGCATCGAGCCGCCGGATATCAAGTTGCCCGAGGTCAAGCTGTACACGCGCTATGTCGATCCGGCAAGCAACGACATGCTGAACATGGGCCTGGCGGCTCTGTCGATCCACTTCAACGCGATCGGGCCGAGGTGGGCGCACAAAGACCTGTTCGGCGATCCGCGCATCCACAACGTGACGCCGGAGGTCGCGACCTTCGGGGCGAACGCCGAGGAATTCGGTTCGGCCTTCGTGCGCCTGCAATGGCGTCCGGTGGCGCCGGACGGCAGCAACATGCAGTTGTTCGGCCAGGCAAAGATCGCCGACCGCAAGCAGACCATCACGGTTCCAGGCACCAACCTGCTCAGGATGGGCGACAAGCTGGTGGTGACCAAGACCGGCGCGCCGCCGTACTCGCCGCAGAACATCATGGTTGATCAGGCGGTTAACACCGGAGCGGTGCTCGGAAAGCCCGGTCTGAATCAGTACGTCCTGTACGCGACAGGCATCCGGGCGCCGGACATCGAGGAGCCAACGGTGCGCATCATGGGCGTGAACATCGACGCTGGCATCAAGGTGGACGGCTACGGCATGCCAGCCGTGAGCTTGAAGCTGCGCAAGCTGACGGTGGACGAGTGGCCCGATGCTGAAGTGTTCCAGCCATCCAAGCCGCGCATCACGCCGCACACCATCTGGGCGGTGAAGGAGGCACCCGAGCAGGCTAAGCAGAACCATCCAGCCGGTAACCTGCACTATGTAGGGGAAACGCTGGTTTATCCTCCGGGCGAGCGGTTCGGCTCGGCGCGCATCAGCACCTACTTGGGCATCCTCAAGCCATTCCCGCTGGGCGACGTGTCGAAGGTGGGTGAGCACGCGATCTACCTGAAACGTCGCTACCTAGAGCCGCGGGGTCTGCAGGCGTATCGCATGGGGTGGGCGATCGTGGGTGATGGCACCCAGTTCGTGGCGCAGTTCGCCGGTGCTGATTCGATGTCACTGGGGGCGCCTGCTGTAGCCCGTGGCCCCTACTACGGCCCGCAAACGGTTCGGCCTGCTGGTCTGCTGGCCCCTGGCCCAGGTGGGGCGACATGGGTATCGCTGCTGGATCGTCGACTCCAGATGACCGGACTCTCGTCGCTGGCTATGGGGTATTCGCGTGGAGAGGGTCCGTACCAGTGGCAGTCGCTGCATGTTGGGCCGCCGATGCCGACCATTCCAAGCGGTACCGACACATCAGCATTCGGCACAGCCTGGGTTTCGCTGCGGGTACGAGGGGTTGAGCCGGACGGCTGGGAGTCGTTCATCTGCGAATACGACCCGTCGCACTTCGCGGATCGCATGCGAGTCCGCAACGTCTTCATCCCACCGGGTCCAAATGCCCAGTCCGTGGCACCTGTAGGGTTGGATTCAGTGGGTGTGGGCGTGCCCAATGTGCGGCCAGGTGTCCACTACATCCGCCCTGACGGCAACGCCGATCAGTACCGCAAAGGAGCCTTCTGATGGCCACGACTTCCCTGGTGCCGCTGGCCGGCATCAACAACGTCGCCGAAGATGCCGCGCTGCAACGCGGCGGCGAGAGCCCGAGGCTCTATGTGCGTGACGCGGTGAACATAGACCTGTCGCCGGCCGGCAAGGCGCAACTGCGGGCCTCTTCGCGCCAGGTCACGGACCAGCCGTTCCGCCAACTCTGGCAAAGCCCACTGCACGGCGACGCCTTCGGCGCCCTGGGCGACCAGTGGGGAAAGGTCGATCCGCATTCATGGACGTTCGAGCCGCTCGCACAGATCGGCGAAGGGGACCTGTCCCACGAGGTGCTGAACAATCGGGTGTGCGTCGCCGGAACGGCGGGCATCTTCACCTACGATGGCGCGAAGGCCGAGCGCTTGACGCTGGACACCCCGGCGCCGCCGCTGCTGGTGGCAGGCGCCGGATCGTTGAGTCAAGGCACCTACGGCGCGGCTGTGGCGTGGCTGCGCGGCCCCCAAGAGTCGGCGCCGTCGCTGATCGCCTTCGCGGACGTGACCGATGCCGGCGCGCTGGAAGTCACCTTTCCGCTGTGCCTGGATGCCAGCGTTACCGGCGCGCGCCTCTACCTGACGCGAGCGAATGGCGGCGAGTTGCTGTTGGCCGGCGACTACCCGCTGGGCGCGGCCACGCTCATCCTGCCGACGCTACCGGAGCTGGGTCGACCGGCGCAGTTCCGCCACCTGTCGCCCATGCCCACCGGCAAGTACCTGGCGTACTGGCGCGGGCGCCTGCTGACCGCGCGCGCTAACGTGCTGCGATTCTCCGAAGCGCTGACGTACCACCTGCATGATGAGCGTTACGGGTTCGTGCAGATGCCCCAGCGCATTACCTTCCTGCAGCCGGTGGACGGCGGGATCTGGGTGGGGCAGGTTGATCACGTCGCCTTTCTCGATGGTATCGACCCGGCAAGCCTGAGCGTGTCGCGCCGTGCATCGCGGGCTCCGGTGCCTGGTAGTGCGATCCTGGTCCCCGCCGAGGCGGTAGGCACCAACGCATCACCGGATGGCTCGCCGGTCGCCGTGTGGCTGGCGGAGAACGGCTACGTCATGGGCACCAGCAGTGGCGCCATCGCCGAAGTTCATGCGGGCGTGCTCACCGGTATCACCGGCCGTGCCGGTACCTCTGTAGTGTTCGACCGCCGTCTGCTGACGGCTGTAAGCTGAATCACCCCGAATATCGGGCCTTCAATCGCTGCGCAGGAGTGCGGCATGGGACTTCGGAGAGAACCCTATGCAACGCATTAGCAGCGCTCTGCGCAAAGAACTGGCCGCCGACCTGGCCACTGGTAGCTTCGACATCACCGAAAACGGCATTGCCTTCCCGCGGCTCAGCGTACTGGCCGGTGGCGAATACTTCGGCCGCATCAACAGCGGCGAGTGGGAGAAGGAAGGTGACAACCTGATCCCCACCGAGGGCCTGGCGCACATCCTCAACATTGCGCTGGGCAGCAAGCCCAAGGTGTCGTATTTCCTGGCCCTGTTCGCCGGGACGGCAGCACCTGCTGCCAACTGGACCGCCGCCAACTTCGCCGCGGTGGCCTCGGAGATCACCAGCATGACCGAGGGTTACACCAGCGCTACCCGCCCAGCCTGGACGCCGACCGATACCGCTACCGGTTCCATCGACAACATGAACGCGGTCGCGACCGTAACCATCGCCACGGCGTCGCAACTCAACGTCAACGGCGCCGCGTTGCTGACCAACAGCACCAAGGGTGGCACCACGGGTGCGCTGGTATCGGCGTCGAAGTACGCGGCGACTCGTGTGTTCCAGAACGGCGACACCTACGATATCGGCTACCGGCTGAACCTGACTGTCTAAGCCGATGTATTCGCCGCGCCCCTACGGACGTTTCGCGGAAGACGCGGAGCTTTCCGCCGACGATGCCGCCGCTGTCGAGCGGCTGGCCAGGAACCTGACGAACTTCAAGCAGGCGTCTGACCTCGCCAACCTGAAGCGCGTTGCGGGCCTGCCCAGCGGCCGGCAGGCGGTGGCCATCGACATGGGCGGAGTGTTTCGCATCCTGGTGCTCGAGCAGCATGAGCTTCCGCAATTCCGTTTCGACGGGGTGGCACAGACCAACATCCCCATGCTGTTCTCCGGCGTCATCACCCGCGCCCAGGTGCTGACCGATGGGCAGGGCGTTGGCATAAGGTTGACCGAGCAGGCCCGGCGCCGGCTGGTGGCCTACGACCCGAAAGCGGCGCTTCCGCCGAAGGACGTGGCGTTGCAACGCTTCGTCATCAAGTACGAACCTCGTTTCCAATACTTCGAGCCGCGCGAGCAGGGCATCTACACATTCACTCAGTACGTCAAGCAGCGCCCGACCTGGTACAGCGGCGCCATGGCCGAGGTCATGCAGGTGGCTGGCGGATATGGGCGGCAGGTCATGGCCGAACTGCCAGAGGACGACCTTGAGCGCGCAAGGATGCTGATTCCTGAGCGCTACATGCACCGCATCCGCCAGGAAGTCGGCAACGTTCGGCTGCCGGCCTACACAGGCTTTCCGGACGAGCAAGGCCAGTTCAAATGTGACTACCTCGCCAGCCGCTGCAACGCCGTCGCTTTCGATGCCGGCAACAGTCCGTGGTTGCTGCAGATCAATGCGCGGGGCGTCTACGCGATGCCGCTTCCTGTGGTGCCGGCCACCACCACCGAGGCTTTCCGTGACTACGTGCTGGATGTTGGTGACGACGAGCTGCTGAAGCTTCTGGACCGCTTCGGCGGCATGCCTACTGGTGAGGGGTTCCCACAGCCGGAACAGGAGTTCGAGGCGTGGCGCCGGGCCGGCGTCATCGTCAAGGTCTGCGACACCGCCGACTTCTACAATTTCGAGGCCATGTACGCGGCGTGTGGCTGGGCGGTGAACAGCCGAGGCACCGAGGGCTTCAACACCTGCTGGACCTATGACGACGCCGGCCTGATGCAGGTCCATGCGTACAAGATGAGTCTGTCGCTGGCCCCGGCGGAGAACCAGGGGCGACTGAAGAACACCTGGAATTTCGATGATCCAGACGATGCAGCGAAACTCAACGCCTACCTGGCCCAGGTCTATGGCGCGCTGACCGATGGCACCGCCAGAGAACTGGCCATCAAGTATAAGATTCGGCGGGTGCCGGCTGGTGAGATTCTCTCGCGCGCCTCTTCGGCCAGCGGCCCGGATCTGGACTACTGGGACAGCCTGGAACTACCTCCCATCGCCACCCACCAGGGCCGAGTGTCGCGCGTCGCCAGTGGCCCTTTCTACTGGCCGTCCAAGGTCTTGAAGTCCTGCACCCGCCTGAAGTTCCCCGAACTGACGGGGCAGGGGTGCGAGTCCTTCCCGCACATCTCGCCCGACTATTCCGGCGGCGCAGTGAAGTGCGACACCATAGTCTTCGGCTGCTATGTCGAGGACCAATTGCGTGTCATCAAGTATTTCTACGACGAACGCAAGTTCCAGCAGGAAACGACAAGTACGTTCGAGCAGTACATGATCGTCGGCCAGTGGGAGAAGACCGAGACCTTCGGCCTCAGCGGGCTGATGGGGTTCTTCTACACGACCGACTTCGACGATCGGCAGGAGCAGCCGGCGGTAACGGTCCATACCAACATCGTCGGCACCGATATGGGCTACGGCAACCCGGCTTACTCCACTCCGCCGACGCTTTGGTGCGTCGGCGGCGTGAGCCGGTCCAGGTATTACATGCACCGCACCACGGTAGACACTACCGAGACGTTTACCCTGGACGTGGCGGCGCTGGTGCCGGTGTTCGAGCGCGATTGCATGCTCTACGCCTACCAGGACCATACCGGGGGACGCAGTTCCCACGAGGAAACGACGCAGGGCTCTGTGCCTGATCCCACGTCCTACGAACTCTGGTGCTACGACGACATCTGGCACTGGATGGGGCAGACGCGGAACGGGAACCGGGGCGACCCGCCATCCAAGGATGGGGTGCCTGTCTATGTCGACACGCTGGTCTACAGCCCCACCGAAATCAGCGACTTCGCCGAGAGTGGCAACTGGCTGAACCTGCCACCTGGCGGGTTTCTGGATGTCACGGGCATCTGTGGGCCGTACACCTACCGCAACTCCGTCCACAACGCCAACGGCGTCATCATCGGCGGCGAGGCGCCAGGCTTCGATCCGTACCGGAAGGACACCCAGTACCCCAACGAGAGTAGCGGGCGCCTGAGTGTGTGCCTGTCCGTGGCCGGCGCTGTTCAGGTCAACAAGGACATGCCGCACTCGTGGTACTGGGGCTTCTCGCCCGAGAACGACTTTTACTTCTACCGCGACGCCGTGCATGTCGCCATCGGCGACGCCCGGTACGCCAGCATCTACGAGACGGGCCAGGATGGACTGCGCCGCCGCTGGGGGCATACCGCACTTGCCGATCACAAGGCGGCCCACCACTTCATAGGGGTTATCAATGAGTGACTACCGCGACGATTCCAACGACACGGCGGTAATCAGCGACTCGGCCTGGATCGGCCTGACCGCGATCAGCGAGGGAACCGCCAGGATCAGCGAGACGGTGCTGTTCGGCCTGCTGGTGCTGCATACCGACACCGCGGTGGCTTCCGACGAGGCAATTGACCGTCCGGGGCACCTCCTGGCGGACCAAGCACACGCCAGCGACGAGGTGACCGACCAGTTGCGCGCCAGGGTGCTGGTGGTTGAAACGGCTACGGCGGGTGATCGCGTCACCGGCACGCTGCGCGTGCTGTATACCGATGGTGCAGTGGTCTCCGATGCCGTGATAGAGCGCGTTCGCAGCCTGGCCGTGGACAACGCCCACCTGAGCGACGAGGCGCTGGGCACCCGCCACACCTTCACGCTGGTGGTCGATTCCGCGCGCATCAGCGACAGCACGGGCCAGGTCGCTGCCGCGCTGTTCGAAGACAGCGCCCTGGCGAGCGACGAGGCTTTCGGCAGGCTGCATGCTCGCGTGTTGCTGACGGACACCGCCGCGCTATCCGACGAGGTGCTGGACGCCCATCAGGCCGTCCAGGAACTGCTGGTTGATGGCGCCCGCGTCGCCGCCATGGTACTGGACCACCTGGCCGCACGTGACCTAGTGACGGACTTCGCTCTGGTCGATGGCGAACCCGTGGGCGGCGAGCAGGACGGCGGCCTGGCTTGGACGGCCAACGTCGATAGCTGGGCCATGAGCCGCTATGCCCCGTACACCTTCAGCTCGCTGGCAGTGATCGACGGCAAGGTCTACGGTATCGCTGCGGATGGCGTCTATGCCCTGGAAGGCGGCAGCGACGCCGTGGCGGGCAGCATCACCACCGGAAAGTTGGACCTGGGGCAGGGCGCACTAGTGCATCCGCATACCGCCTACTTGGAATACGACCTGGCCGCCGGCGGCCAGGTCACCATGGACGTGACCACCACGCAAAGCGGCGCCGCCGCGACCTACAGCTACCCGCTAGAGAGCGAGCCCGCCGACGAACTGACTAACGGCCGGTTCAAGTTCGGCCGCGGCCTGCGCGGCAGGCACTTCGCCTTCACGCTGCGCTTGACGGGCCAGCGCGCCTACATCAACGACTTGAGCGTCGAATCGGCGCCGACCAACAGGAGAGTGTGAATGGGTATCGCACCGGATAGTATCCTTGGCGTAGCGGTGGACACCGTTACGGACAAGATGAACGATCTTGAGGCGCTGGGCAGCAAGTACAGCGCAGAACTGTCCGCCGCGCTGGCGAAGATCGGCGACATCACGGTGGCTGACGTGCCGGCACCGACGCGGCCGGATGCGCCTATCGCTTCGCCGCCGCCCGTCAACCTGGGCGAGCAGCCGACCTACAACCCGTCTTCGCTGGTCAAGCCGGAAGCCCCTGGCGGCCTGAACATCGACGACCTGCTGGCCGACCTGGACGTGGGCGACATGGACGACCTGCCCGACGCGCCGACCATGATCCCGATCAACATCCCGGACGCGCCGAGCATGACGGCCATCCCGGTGCCGGAACGCCCGGACATCGACACCACGGTGGAGATTCCCGACGCGCCGCAGATCGCCATGCCGGACATGGAAGTGCTGGAACAGATCCGCCTGCCGGAATTCGTGTTCCCCGAGTTGCCCACGTTCGATGCCACGCCGCCGGACGCGAGCGGGATCACGGTGCCCAACGTCTTCATCAACTGGCTGGAACCGGAGTACCAGTCCGAGGTGCTGGACGAGTTGCAAGCGAAGATCAAGGAACTGATGGCGGGCGGCACCGGCCTGCCTGTACCCATCGAGCAGGCGCTGTTCGCCCGCTCCCGCGAGCGCGACAGCGGTGAAACCACCCGCGCCGTGCAGGAGGCGGTTGATACCTGGGCCGCCCGTAACTTCTCCATGCCGCCGGGGATGCTCGCCAGGCAGGTGGACGTGGTGCGCGAGCAGGGCCGGCTGAAAGCGGCCGAGCTGAACCGCGACATCCTAGTTCAGGCGGCCACCTGGGAAATCGAGAACCTGCGCTTCGCCGTGCAGCAGGGCCTGGCCCTCGAGCAGTTGACCGAGAACATGCACCAGAACATGGCGCAGCGCCTGTTCGAGGTCGCCCGCTTCCACGCGGAAAGCCAGATCAACGTGTTCAACGCGCAGATCAGCCTGTTCAACGCGCAGAACGCGGCCTTCGAGACGCTGGCGCAGGTCTACCGCACCAAGCTGGATGCGGCTATCTCCAAGCTGACTGCCTACAAGACCGCCGTGGAGGGCCAGGTGGCGCTGGGGCAGATCAACCAGCAGCGCGTCGAGGTGTTCAAGGCCAAGCTGGACGCCGTACAGTCGAGCGTCGAGGTCTACAAGGCGCTGATGCAGGGCGCTTCAGTGCGCGCCGAGACGATCAAGAACCAGTTCGATGCCTACCGCGCAGACGTGCAGGCGTATGCCGAGCAGATCGGCGCCGAGAAGGTCAAGTTCGACGCCTACGAGGCCCGCGTCAAGGGCGAGTCGGCCAAGGCGGATGTGCTCGATGCGCAGGCCCGTGCCTACGCTTCAACCATCCAGGGGCTGGCGAACAAGGCCGATGTCAAGGTCAAGGGAGCGCAGATCAGGATGGAAGCGGCGCGCACCAAGGTGTCGAAGTTCTTGGCCGACGTGGACGCCTACAAGGCCACCCTGCAGGCCAACCTGAGCGAGGTGCAGTACAACACGTCGGTGTTCCAGGCCCAAGTAGAAGCCTGGCGCGCAGCGGCCAGTGCCAACGTGGCCGACGCCGAAATGCAATCTCGCTTTGCCGACATGAACAGTCGGACCAACATCGCTTACGCGGAAATGCAGATCAGCGAGTACACGGCGAAGATGCAGAACGCTGTACAGCAGGCTCAGATCGCTCTGGAGGCGGCGAAGGCCCTGGGGCAATACACCGCTCAGCTCGCAGCCGGTGCCATGTCGGCGGCACATGTATCGGCCAGCATCAGCGGAACCGGAAGTGCCAGTACTCAGGAAAGCAAGAGCGAAAGCACGCAGACCAGTTACAACTACAGCTATTGATGGCCAGGATCTGACTTGGGATATATTCAGCGCTTTCATTGTGTCCACGGCTATAAGGAAGAGTCATGCACAGAGTCGTCGCTAGGCTTTTGGGGGCAGTAATTGCGCTGTTTACCCCAATATTGGTTTTTGCAGACAAATACGGGGTTGATGAGTCAATTCGCGAAAGCTCGGGGAACCTAGAGTTAAGAGACGTAGTTGTCGGGGCTATTATAATTTTTGGTCTTATCTGGATTTGGAAGAAGATTACCGGGTAAACACATAGCCAAACGCTCCGCCCCCCGTAGGGTTAGCTCCGAAGCGGCCTGGACCGGAATATTGAACCGGTATCCAGGCCGTTTCTTTAGGGGCTTCACATGTACGGGTTCAAGAAGGGCGCCAAGCCCAAGCAACGATTTGCAGATGGTGGGCGGGTGCGTGGTCCAGGCACTGGCACCTCCGACGACATCGACACCGAGGTACCTGCGGGCAGCTACATCATGCCGGCCGACTCGACCGAGCAGATTGGGGAAGCGGCGTTGCAGGGTATGGGGGCGCCGGTCCCGGTCAGCCTGAGTAACGGCGAGTACCAGATGCCTCCCGAGCAGGTTCACGCCGTTGGCGTGCAGGCGCTGGACGCTGTGAAGAATGCCACTCATGTGCCGGTAGCCCAGCAGGCAAAAGGGTTCTCTCCGCGTAAAAGGGGAGGGAATGGCGCCGAGAAGCCAGAATTGTTCTTCGCCGACGGCGGGGTTGTTGATGGAGAGCGCAAAAAGCAGACCCGTTTCGACATCACCAACACGCCCGCCGCCCAGCGTGCTGCTGGCGTTGTGCCGGAGGCATCGGCTCCCGTAGCCACCAGCGGCTACAGTGCAGACCCCACCATGGCAAGGGCGCAGGCCAATATCGATGCTGAACGGCAAGCAATGGCTGTGCATCGGCAGCGCACTGCTGATGCCGCGAATCTTCAGCCAGGAGTGGCGCCTGGCTACAGCGACAACCTCTATACCGCCAACGCCCAGGCACGTTCGGATGCAGCCCGACAGCAACAGGCTGTGGCGCAGTCCGGTGCGCTGCCAGATGCGCCGTCGGCGCAAGGCTTCGCGCCCTCGCGACAAGGTAATGACCCGGCCAGAGCTGCAAGGATGCAGGCTCAGTTTGATCAACCGGTAACGGGCCCTGATCGATCTAAAGCTGCTGGTTTCACTCCGCAATACCGCACCGAGGGACCAGGCTGGCGAACCGATTCGGTTCTTCGCGGGACGGGTGACGACGTAGCGCAGCAGTGGGCATCGGGTGAGTATGCCCGTGGCTTTGGAACTGGCGTGCGTGGGGCTCTTGCGGCGGTTCCCGCAGCGTTCGCTGATGCTGGTGAGGATGTCGGTCGACTGGCGGAACCGGTGGTCAACTTCGGTAAAGGGCTATTCGGATGGAATGACACTCCGCCGGCGCTTCGTGGTCAGCAGGCAGCCCAGGGTGCAGCGGCGCCAAGTTCCAGTGCTGCGCTGGGGCGAGGCCAGGTGTTGCCGGCTGCTGGTGCGCCAACCGGGGCGCTGGAGTCGGCGGCGAATACTGGAGCCGCTATGCCAAGCGCCGGAGGCTCGGACCTGCCCAACAACGTGACGCGAGTGGGTAACAGCTTCTCCGGTACAACAATCCGCCCAGGCTACACCGTTAACGGGGAGGCTCAAGCTGCCGGGTTCACCCCAGGTGGTCAGCGGAGTGCTCAAAACCAACGCGCAGTGGAGAACCTGCTGGCCCGAACGCCTGATGTTGGTATGGGGTTCAGGCCGAGTTCTGTCTCCCAGGTACCGCCGATGGCCCCGGACGCGTTGGCTCAGTACAACGCCGGTAACTCCGGCGCGCCTCGGGTAACCGTGGTTCCCGATAGCTCTCGGGCCGATAGCGTTCGCCAAGCCGCCTTGAATGCAGCCTCAACACCTTATCGCGGTTCGCCGAACGGGCAGTTAACTGCCCGCCAGATCGACAACCTGTTCCGGCTGCAGCAGAGCGATGACCGCAATGCTACGTCCCTGGCGAGCATTCGAGCGAATAACGACACGGCCTTGGCGCGGGAGCAGGTGCAGCAGCAGGGCGCCAATCAGCGCGCGGCCCTACAGGAAATGGGGCAGGGCGCGCGCTTCCTCGCCTCCAACGAACTCGATCGCCAGCGCCTGGCTGGTGAGCAAGAGGCCAGGGGCTTCCAAACCCGCGCCGCCCAGCGCATCGAGAAGCTGTACGAGCAGTACGACAAGGCTGCTCCCGAAGACCGAGCCGCGATCGCCGAACAGATTCGTGTGCTAGCCGGTAAGGACGCTCCGAATCGCTTCACCGTGGTACCCGGCGGCCAGGAGTACGACCCACAGGCCATGCAACTTCTGACGCGCCCTGCACGAGTACTCAACAATCAGACCGGCCAATTTATCGACCAGCAGGGCCAGCCGGCAGCGGCCGCCGGCGGAATCCCGCAGCCGAAGACTGCGGCCGAATACGAGGCCCTTCCCAAGGGCACCCAGTACATGAAAGACGGCCAACTGCGCGTCAAGGGCTAAGAGAGTACAGAGGACATGGCAGATACCTGGGGCGAGAACGACAAGATCGTGGATACCGCGGACTTCGGTGCGAACGACGAGGTGGTTGGCAAGGGGGAAGAGGGTCGCGGTGTTATAGGGCATGCGCGCGACCTCGGCCTGTCTGTGGCCAAGGGGGTGATTGGGGTTCCGGAAGCGGCTGTTGGCCTCGCTGATATCCCAACAGAGGGCCGCGTAGGTAAGTTCCTCGAGAACCAGGACGGCATGCTCGGCTTCCGGCCCCGGGAGGCGAAGGATTTCCTGAGTGATCTGCACACCGATCAGTACAAACAGCAACAGCAGGACTTTCAGGATGCTGATGGCGTCGTAGACAAGACGCTGCATGCTGTACAGAACCCGTCGATGGTCGTGAACACCGTAGCGGAGTCTTTGCCTTCCATGTTGGCGGGGGGCGCGGTCGGTCGTGGCGTTCGGGCGCTGGCTCCAGCGTTGGCACCTGTGGCAGCCGGCGCGGCTGGCGAAGGGGCGGTTATGGCTGGTCAGCAAGCAGAGCAGATCCGCCAAGAAACTGATGACGGCTTGCTCACTCCGGCGCAGTCGGGAGCTGCGGTGGCCACTGGTGTGTTGGGAAGTCTGTTTTCCCTTGCCGGCGGTAGCTTGGCCAAGAAACTGGGTATCGGTGATGCGGATACCCTCCTCGCTGGTGGTGCCAACCCAGGACAACTGGTCAGCGAGCTGGCGTCCATGCCGGCGAAGAGCATTCCGCGGAAGGTGATAGTGGGCGCAATCTCCGAGGGCTTCCTTGAGGAACTGCCACAGTCCGCATCTGAGCAGGTTCTGCAAAACCTGGCGCTGGGACGGGACTGGGCCAGCGGCCTGGATGAAGCGATGGTAATGGGAACGCTGGCCGGGATGGCCATGGGTGGGCCGGCGGCGGTTCTACATGGCGGTCAGCCGGCAGCGTCCCGTGGCCTGGCGGATGCGGACGCTACCTTCGAGAGTACCCCGGGCCTTGAGGGGCAGACCGAGACGACTGCGCCACTGGCACTCCCAGCTCCAGTGTATGAGGCTGGTTCTGACGGCCAGGTCCGGACCACGGTCGACCAGAACTCCGCTACCCAGGCACAGCGTCAGCAAGAGGCTGAACGTCTGGACCGAATCCGTCGAGGTGAAGTCACCGATGTGACTCCGGTCCCGGCGGCCCCAAAGCGCTCCGAGCAGATGGGTCTGGACCCGGCTGTTGGGCCACTGTCTGGTGCTGCTGCGCAGGCCGTGGACAGTGGCGCAACTGACCAGATGGTGCAACAAGCCGCGCTCCAGCAGGCAGCCGAGGAGGCGCAGAAGAGCGGCAGGAAAGGTGATCAGGTCAACCCGGAAACCGGTGAGATTACAGCGGAGCAGGGTGATCTGCTGGCATCCGATCCTGTCACCGATCTGCAGGGCCGCTTGGAATTTGTACGCCGGCAAGCCCGTGCCACCGGATGGGACGCGAAGAAAATCGCCGAGCGCGATCGCTTGCAGGAGGAACTGGACAAGCTCGCGCCAGCGCCGGATGCCGGCTACATGCAGCGCGTCGGTGAGCGCGTGAAGCGTATCGAGGCCGCGCAGAGCCCCGATGAAATTGCCGCGATCCTCGCCGAGGATCAGCAGGATGAGCAGCGCCACCAGAACGCCGCTGGCCGGGTGGAGCTAGCCGCCCGCGCTCGCGGCTTCGCCCTGGACCAGGCGGCGCAGCAGCAAGCCCCGACGCCAATCGGCGTGCAGGACGACATCCAGCAGGCCCAAGGCAAGGCTGACGCGCAGCAGGCGCAAGCCGCACAACCGGCTGTATCGCTGGCGCCGGCAGCGGAATCCGTACCGGCAGCACCTGCGACCGAGGCGAAAGCGACCAACCTGAAGGACGCCATTTCGAAGGTACGCCAGGCCAAACAGAAGCCCGAGCAGCCTGCGGCGCTGCAGGCCGTGCGTCGCGGAGAGGTGGGCGGAAAGCTGGGCAGTGGCGAAGTAGTGACCACCAGCAGCGGGCGGCAGACGACGCCTTTCCCGAAGGTCAGCGTGGACTCCAGCCGCAAGGCGACCAGCACCATCAAGGCCGTGGACCAGTGGCTGATGCAGAATGCCCTGGATGAAGCGCGCTCGCGCGGCGACGAGTTCAACGCGCGCCAGTTCGAGGCGAACCTGGCGAAGCCGCAGCGGGCCGATAAGGACGCTGCCGAGGAATACCTGTTCGGCCAACAGCCTGCTGTGCAGCCCCGCGTGCTGAAGCCACTGGCGCCGAAGTCTACCGCCACCGACAACAGCGCAAGCTGGGTCATCCGAAACAAGGAAACCGGTGAGGTGATCGCGGAAACGTTCGACCGTAAGAAGGTTGACGCGCTCAACACCGAGAAATACGAAGCGGTGCCGATCCAGCAGCACCTGGCGAGCCTGAACAAGCCCAAGGTGCCCAGCATCGAAGGCAAGGACATCGGCGAAGGGTGGGCGGAGTTCAGCAAGGAATCGGGCACCGTGGGTATCCCTCGCGCCGACATGCCGCAGATCAAGGCCGAGCACCGCGGCGCGATGGTGAACTTCCTGAGCGCTCGTGGCGTGCAGCATCAGGAAGAGACAGTTCCCGCAGATACCCTCAAACCGACGCAGGCTGAATTCAGCCGCGACAAGGTGGCGAAGGCCAAGGACTTCGAGGGTGGCAACCGCTCCATCTTGGTTTCGCGCGAAGGCAACGTGTTGGATGGGCATCACCAGTGGATGGCCGCCCGCGACAACGGCGAAGAGGTGAGGGTGATTCGCCTGGATGCCCCCATCCGCGACCTGGTGAAACTGGCCCACGAGTTTCCCAGTTCCACCACCGATGCCAGCAGCGGGCAGGGTGCCACGGTTGACGCGAGACAGGTGAGGCCCGTGCCTGAGCCAGCCGCTCCTGATGTGCCGAAGAAGAGGCCGCGCGGCGTGCTGGCAAAGAGGTTCCAGGCTGAGGCCCAGGCCCGCGCCGAATACTTCACCCCCGGCAACGTGGTGCGAGGTTACGGCGCCAACTACGACAGGGTTATCAGCTACAACCCGACCGAATCGGGAAGCTGGACCGTCACGGTGCGCAGTGTACGCAAGGAAGGCGACACCTGGGTGGATGTCCCGGGCGAGAGCGAGCGCACTCACATGACGGCGCCGGATGCGCGCGACATGAAGCGCGGCCCGGCCGGCCGTATCGCAACACAGGGGGCGCCAACCACCGATGAGTTCCCCTTGAAGGAAGCCGCCGCCAGCTACTCCGGTATCTCGAACAGCAGCAGCCAGCGAGCGAAGTCCGATGCGGATGAGTTCCAGACCTACATCGACGTGGCCCGCGACGCGGGCGCTGTCGTGGCGCGCACCGATGCTCAGCAGGCGGCCGTGGAGCAAGCCACACGAGAGTTGCGCGCCGATTACCTGGCCCAGTACCGACGCCTGATGAACGTGCGCGCCGGCACCTACAGCGGTTATGTTGTCGGGCGTTCTGGACTGAACAGCAAGCAGGCGGACAGGCGCAACAGCGCCTACGACCGCGCCATCGACACATTCGTGGCCTGGCAGAAGGCCAATCAGGATCGCGTGCGCCAGGCGGCCCTGGACGCCCGTACCGACGAGGAAAAGGCGGCAGATCGCCAGGCCGCCGAGCAGGCCCGCGCCGACAAGGCGCAGCGCAAGGAAGACGGGGACCGCAGCCTGATGCGCAGGATTCTGTCCTGGAAGAAGGGCAGCGAGCCGGTGGCGATCACCAAGGCCGCGCACCTTGCCGGGGTGAACTTCGGCAAGGATGGCTACCCGACCAGCATTAAGTTGACGCCGACCGATGGCAGCGTGCTGACCAGCGACAAGTTCGACCTGGCGGCGCTGTTCCGTGAGCGCGGCATGAGCGTGCCGGAGTCGAAACGCCGCGTGCGTGAACTGGTCGATTTCGTGCGCGCCGAGGATGCAGCCCGGCCCCAGTCCGAACCGGCAGAGGCACCCAAGCCCGAGCCCGCGCAGCCCAGCGATTCGAAAACCCCGACGCTCGATGCGCATGTAGCCCTGATGCAGCGCGCGCGCAGTGGGGAGGCGACCGCCGACGAGTTCCGCCAGGCATTCGAGCGTACGCAGAACGCCCGCGACGCCCTGGTGGCCGAGCTGGGCACTATGAAGAAGGATGACCTGCTGAAGTCAGGCGGCTACAGCTTCTTCCACCGCTACCGCAACGAGAAGAAGGCAGCGATTGTCGATGCCCTGGTCGGTCGCGTGCTGGAGGAATTTGCGCTGGGCCGCAGCTACGGCCCGAGCAGCTACGTGATGTCGGCTGCCGGCCTAGAAGCGCACCGCCAGGCCAAGGCCAGCGCGCTGGCCGAGCTGGTGGCGAACACCACCGACGACGACATCAAGGCGCACGCCGCCGAGGTCGCCGAGGCGCAGCAGGAAGTCCAGGCTCGCCGGGAAGCGCAGCAGAAGGCTGTCGCCAACCCGCAGACCCTCGCCGAGTTCCGCCAGGCAGTGAGCTACAACATGGAGACGCACGGGGAGTCCCTGCGGGAGGCGTTCATGCGCCTGACGCCGGAACAGCGTATTCGCTACGACGAACTGGAGGCCGAGAGCACTAAGGCCCTGCGTGAGCAGGCCAAGGCACAGGCCAAGACCCGCGTAGCCAGCGCCGGGCAGACTACGGCCGGCGACATCATCGAGACGAAGCACACCAAGCACGGGCATGACCTTTTCGTGGTGCAACTGGCCGAGCGCGTCAGCCGCGAGGACTACGACACCCTGAACAATTCGGCGAAGCGGCTGGGCGGCAGCTACAGCAGTTACCGTGGGAATGGTGCTGTCCCCGGCTTCCAGTTCCGCACCCGCGAGGCGGCCGAAGCATTCCGCAAGCTGGTGACCGGCGACACCGCCGACGCGCAGGCCGTTGCAGAAGCGCGCCGCGACGCCTTCGAGGATGACCGCAACCAGAGCGCCGCCCAGCGGCTGCGCACCATGGCCCAGGCTCTCAACGAGCGGGCCGATGATTCCCTGAGCCGCGTACGCAAGCAGAACACCGATCGCCGTGCGCGGATGGCCGCCAGTGCCGAAGCCTCGGCGCGCGCCGACAAGGCACTGGCCGCCACCATGAACAACCTGGCTGCCGCCATCGAAGGCGGCAAGGCGAAGTTCCTGGACACCGTGCGGCAGAAAGTGCAAGTGGAGTTCCTGGCGCGGGAACTGCGCAATGCAAAGGACGCGCAAATTCGAGCGAAGTACCCGACTTATGGCGAGCAGGAGAAACACCGTGGCGAGCCGGTGGACGCCGAGACGGTGGACTACTCCACATTCCCCAGTTACACCGCCATGCGCTCCGACTTGGCGAGCCTGGCGCGCCAGATGGCGGAAGTGGACGGCCTGAAGAAACTGGCCGCGCGCCTGGAGAAGGTCGCCGACGATGTGACCGAGGCCTACACCGGCTGGGCCAAGCAGAACCTTCTGTCCGTCAGCCGCTTCACCCGCGGTGACCAGTTCGCCGACTTTAAGAGTCGCGAGGATGCTGAGCGTGCCATTCGCCGCTCCGGCCTCACCGGCAAGGCCATCGTGCTTCCGGTGAAACGCGGGCAGAACCGCATCGTCATGGCCCCCAGCGAAGCCATGAAGCTGGGCCTCTGGCAGGGCGACGGCGACAAGCGCATCACGCTGTCCGGCGAGTTCGGGGGCGAACTGGTGCAGGCCCTGGGCCGGCGCAGTGGCAGCAAGATCACCGTTCCGTGGGCGCTGGAGAGTGCGCACGAAAAGCGCAAGCGCCTGGAGAGCATGGGCATCCTCACCGGCAGCGAGTACCGCTCTGCACTGCGCGAGTTCGTAGCGCTGCGCGAGGCGCCCGCCGAGCCGGATAAGATCAAGCAGATGGAACGGGCGATGATCGGTCGTCGCAATGACGGCCTGGACTTCTTCCCAACCTCGGCCGCCGTCACCGAGGAAGCCATCGACGCCGCCGACATCCAGGGAGGCATGGACGTGCTGGAGCCTTCCGCCGGCATGGGCCATATGGCCGACGCGATCCGCGAGCAGACCGGCGTGGAGCCCGAAGTGGTGGAGCTTTCCGGAGAACGCCGCGAGTTGCTGGAGGCCAAGGGCTACAACCTGGTCGGATCCGACTTCATGGAGGTGTCCGGCAAGCAGTACGACCGTATCGTGATGAACCCGCCGTTCTCCAAGGGGCGCGACATCCAGCACGTACAGCACGCCTACAGCCTGCTGAAGCCCGGCGGCCGCCTGGTTGCCATCATGAGCGAAGGCGCCTTCTTCCAGAGCAACAAGGCCGCCGAGAACTTCCGTGCCTGGCTGGACGGCCTGGGTGCCACCAGTGAACGGCTGCCGGAAGGTTCGTTTATGGACCCAGCGCTATCCGTCAATACCGGCGTGAACGCGCGCATGGTGGTGATCGACAAGCCGGCAGCCGAAGAGTCGGCAGCGCCGCAGCCCGGCGAACAACCGCCTGTGCAGTACTCGTTCACCGGACGCAATGCCGTCGGCGCCAACCTGCATGCCCTGAGCACCGCGCAGCAGCGCATCGCCATGGGCGAAAACGCCGAGGCCGTTCGTCGAGATACCGGCTGGCACCGCGGCACTGATGGCAAGTGGCGCTTCGAAATCAGCGATCATCAGGCCAGCATCGCCGTGGCCGGTGAGACTGCTGGCGCCATCATCGATATGGCCCACCTCAATGCCATCAACGACGAGCGTAGTCGACCGACTGTAGGCGATGTGCTCAGCCATCCTCAACTGTTCGCTGCATATCCTGACCTGCAGCGTATCCCGGTGGCAGTGATGCCAGAGGGCGTCACTGCGCTGGCTCGCCTACGCCGGTTCGCCACTGGTAACCAAGTTGAGGTTCAGGCGAACATGCCGCGCACCGAGGTTGCCTCGGCGATCCTGCACGAACTCCAGCATGCGATACAGATCCGGGAAGGTTTCGCCATGGGTGGCTCGGCCAGGGCTTTCGTCAGCAACTTCGACAAGACTGGTGCGGCGACCTATCGTCGTTTGGCTGGAGAGGTGGAGGCGCGCAACACGCAGGCTCGTCTGAAAATGACGCCGCGCCTGCGCCGGGACATTGCACCCGATGAGTCGGCGGACATCCCTGCAAGTCAGGTGCTGGTGTCGTTCAATGGCCGCGACATCGAGAATGGCCCGTTGCCGCAGAACCTGACGGGGCGTCCGCCGATGACCTCGCACAGCCTGGTGCGTGCTTTCGACCTGCAGTTCCCAGCCCTGGGCCAGGCTGTGCGCAAGATGCTGAAGCGCGGCAAGGAAGGACAACGGGGCGGCTTGGTGGTGATCGACAGCGCCGACCCGTTGCGCATCGCGCACACCTACGCGCGGAAATCCGGTACCGCACTGAGCGATGCCGTTCAACTGTTTGAGGATGGCGAGCGCATCAATGGCTTCTACGATGCCAGATCAGGTCTAACTTTTCTGGTCGGCCCGAACCTGAATCCGGTAACCGCCCCGGCCGTGGTGCTTCACGAAATGGTTCACGGCCAGCAGCGACAGAATCTCGACCAGGCTGCCCACGCCATGCTGATGAATCGCGGCAACGTGCGGAGCGCCGAACTGCGCACCTTCCTGGACCGTGTGGCCAGCCGCATGATCGAGTCCGGCGAGAGCCGCAACATGAAGGAGGCCGCTCCGTATATCGTGGAGCAGGCTGTTATTGAAGGGCGAGAGCAGGGATTCGCCGAGGCTGATAGCCGGTTCCTGTCCTGGGTAGACAGTGCGCTGGGCAAGCAGGTGGGTGACTTCCTGCGTAGGTTCCTGGCCAACATCCGTCAGTGGATGCTGCGCCACGGTCTGCCGGTTGGCCGCATCAGCGTGGACGATCTGGTGCGATATGCGATGGCTGGTGTGGAAAGCGCCGCCGAAGGCCGGGTACGGGGCGACGGCCTAGCCATGAGCCAGGACGACATGCGAAAGGCGCGCGTGCTGCAAGGCCCGCCGGTGGCCATCCTGGAGGGGAATGAAGCACCACAGGGCTTCGCTGCGGTTCGCGAGTGGGCGGCGAAGCTATTCGAGTCTCAAGGTGGCAAGGCAGTGAACCCGGACCTGGGCGACGTGGTGCTGGATATGCGCGCTGTGCGCGACTCGATGGCGCATGGCAAGGCCAACCCATACAAGTTCTCGGCGTTCGCGGCCGTCAAGGACGTGCTGGAGCGAGGTGTGGTGGTTCACCGCGCGGACTATGAGAAGGGGGAGAGTTTCTACGTGTCGGCGCCGGTGGTGATCGACGATAAGGATGACATCGTGACTGTGTTGGTGCGCCGCGATCCGAACATGCAGCGCATGTATCTGCATTCGGTGGCCACAAAAGAATATCTCCTGAACCGTCGAGTATCCGGTGCTGATGCCATGATGGCAGCGCAGCCTTCCGGCTCGTCCAGTTCAGGAGACGTAGCCAGTGTACTCCAGCGGCTGCTGACCGCAAGCCTGAATGAACCCGAAGGTCCGCAGTTCAGTCGCTCCGGTCTGCGCGAACTCACCAGCAAGGCTACCGCCGAACTGAACAAGACCTTCAGCGCTCCGGGAGGCCTGTCCTGGTGGCACAAGACCATCGGCACCATGTACAACCTCGCAGAGCGTTCCCCGGCATTCAAGCCGGTCTTCGAGTCGGCGCAAGGATTTATCGATGACGTGAGCTATTACGCCAGCGATGCGGCTGATCTGGCGCCGAAACTGCTGCCGAAGCTGGAAACCTGGCGCGACATTGCAAAGTCCCCGGTGGGCGCTGAGGACAACAAGGCGGTGGCCAAGCCGGTATTCGAGGGCACGCTGATGTGGGCGCGCGACGTGGACGGCAAGCCGGTGCGCGTCGATTCGCTGGCTGAGCGCGCCATGCGTCTGACGGCCGACGAGAAGGCGGACATCCTGCTGAAGCAGGGCAAGATTCCCGAGGGACTGCTGCGCGCCTGGCGCGGCCTGAGCCCCGAGCAGTTCGCGAAGATGATCGACAGCCGCTACGAGTCGCAGATGCTCAAGGCAGGCATCGTCTGGACCGACGCTGAGCTGCGCGACATGTGGAAGCTCAACGATGCGCAGGTCGCGCTGTACCGCGAGTTCCGCGCCGCCACCGACCGTAGCCTGGACACCATGGCCCGCGCCGACATGCTGCGCTTCGGCGGCGAGGATGTGAAGGAACTGCGCGACCAGGTGATGGACGCGGCCGATGCGCAGGAGGGGGCCGCGATACTGCGCGACCACCTGGCGCAGATGGCTGATGCATGGCCGGAACGCGCCACGAACCTGCTGAACCTGGCACACGGCATGACGGATCGCGCCGAGAAGGTCGCCCAGTTGCAGGGCGAGGGCTATGCACCGCTGTCGCGCTTCGGCAAGTACACCGTGGATGTGGTGGACGCGAACGGCGAGCGCCAGTATTTCAGCCTGTTCGAGACCAAGCGCGAGGCGAACCTGATGGCCGAGCAGATGCGCGGCGCCTTCCCTGGCGCCACCGTCAGTCAGGGCACGCTGTCCGAGGAAAGCTACAAGCTATTCGCCGGCATCACCCCGGAAACCCTGGAACTGTTCGGCAACGCCCTGGGCTTCGACTCGGAGGGCGACAGCGCCCGCGACCAGGCGTTCCAGGAATACCTGCGCCTGACCAAGACCAACCGTTCCGCGATGCGCCGGTTGATCCACCGCAAGGGCATCGCCGGCTACAGCGAGGACGTGGGCCGCGTGTTGGCATCGTTCATCTACTCCAACTCCCGGCAGACCGCCGCCGGCCTGCACATGGGCAACCTTTCCGAGGCTGTGAACGGCATCCCACAGGCGCAGGGCGAACTGAAGGACGCCGCGGTACGGCTGGCCGACTACATCAAGAACCCGCAAGAGGAGGGGCAGGCGGTGCGCGGACTGCTGTTTGCGCAGTACCTCGGCGGGTCCGTCGCGTCAGCCTTCGTCAACATGACCCAGCCGGTCCAAGTGACTTTTCCCTGGTTGAGTCAGTATTGCGGGGTGAAGCGCGCTGCGGCGGAACTGGGGCGGGCAGCACGACAGATGGCGCAGCGCTCCTATCAGTTCGAACCGGACCTGGCCCGGGCATTAAAGCGCGCAGAGGATGATGGGGTGGTGTCCCCGCAGGAGGTCCACCAGTTGATGGCGCAGGCCCGCGGCAGCGGCTCGCTGCGCGCCGGGGACGGGACGCGCTTGGGTGATGCTCGAGCACTTGCGTCCAACAGCGTGGCGCGCCTGTCGATGGCCTGGGGCAAGTTGTTCGGCGCCGCAGAGCAGATCAACCGCCGCATGACTTACATCGCGTCGTATCGCATCGCCAAAGCGCAGAACATGGCCAATCCTGACGAGTTCGCACGCCGGGCCGTGCGCGAGACGCAGTTCGTATACTCCAAGGCCAGCAAGATGCGCTGGGGGCGTGGTGCCGTCGGCGGCACCTTGATGACCTTCAAGACGTACAGCGTGGCCTATCTTGAGCTGATGCATCGCTTGTGGAATCAGGGTGAGCCTGGTTCGCAGGAGCGCAAGGACGGTCGGAAGGCTGCTGCCCTGATGATCGGCATGCTGCTGCTCGTCGGCGGCGCCGGTGGCTTGCCGTTCGCCGAAGACGCCGAAGACCTGATCGACGGTGCGGCGCAACTCATGGGCTACAACTTCTCTACCGCGAAGGCCAAACAGGAGTTTCTGGAAGGTCTGTTTGGTCGGGTGCTTGCCGACTTCATTGATCGCGGGGTGTCCGGACTGCCTGGTGCTCCGCTCGATGCCTCAGGCCGGCTGGGCATGGGGAACCTGATTCCTGGAACCCGGCTACTCCAGCCCGCCCCCGCGAATATTCGCGATGTGCTTGAAATAGCTGGCCCCATGGGGGACTTCGCGAATCGCATCCTTGAGGGCGGGAAAAAGATCGCCAGTGGCGACATCGGTAGCGGGTTGCTGGAAATATCCCCGGGGGCGGTACGAAACGCTGCCAAGGGTGTGGATATGCTCGCCACTGGGATGTACCGAGACACGAAGGGCTACAAGGTCTTGGATACCAACACGCTTGAGGCCGCGATGAAGATGATCGGTTTCCAGCCTGCCAGTGTGGCGACCATTCAGGAAGCCAACATGCTCAGTCAGAAGGCGAAGGCCTTCTACAACCTGAAGGCGCAAGAAATCCGCAGTATGTGGGCGGCCGGCATCTTCGAGAAAGACCAGGGCAAGGTTGAGCGCGCGCGGCAAGCAATAGCCGACTGGAATCGGCGCAACCCTGACCAGCCAATGGCCATCCGAGTGCCAGACATCATGCGACGAGTCCGCGAAATGTCGCTATCGAAGGACGAACGGATAGCGAAGACCGCACCGAAAGCGATGCGGCAGCAGATGCGAGAGGATCTGGAGCGCACCCGCGCAGCGCTGGACTGAACCCCCTGTAAGGATTTGCCGTTCTCTGGCTGTACCGAAAACTACCTGCCCAAGAAGCCGGGGCGTGATGCCCCGGCCTTTGGAGGATGGAGTTATGTCGGAGAGGGCCGGAATGGCGGTAGAGGTGGTGGGCGTTTCGGTGGCCAACAAGACCACGCTGGCTGGCGCCCTTGCGGGCGCGTTGGGCTGGCTGGCGCAGATCAACTGGGTGGGGCTGATCGGCGTGCTGGTCGCCGTCATCGGCCTGCTGGCCAATATCTATTTCCAGGTTCGCCGCGACCGCCGCGAATCAGCCGAGAGCGCTGCCCGCATCGAGGCCATCCGGGGGCGTGGCGATGTCGAACAGCCGTAACCGCGTGCTGGTTGCTGCGCTGACCGTCAGCCTGGCCGGCTTCGGCGCCTGGATGAAGTCGGAGGATTTCAGCGCGAAACCATACGTGCCAACCAAGGGCGACGTTCCGACCATCGGTTACGGCTCCACCCGCTACGAGAATGGCCAATCGGTGAAGCTGACCGATCCGCCGATCACCCGCCAGCGCGGCGAACAACTCGCGCGCAACCTGATGGCGAAGGACGAACAGCAGTTCCGCGACTCGTTGCCCGGCGTGAAGCTGTTCCAGGAGGAGTATGACCTGTACCTGGATTTCACGGGCCAGTTCGGCATCACCAACTGGCGCGGTAGCTCGATGCGCCGCGACTTGCTCGCCGGCAACTACCAGCAGGCGTGCGACGACCTGCTGAAGTGGCGCAACCAGGCAGGCCGCGACTGCTCGCTGCCGAAGAACTGGGGGCCGAGGGGCTGCAAAGGCGTGTGGACCAGACAGCAGGAGCGGCATGCGCAATGCATCGCCGTGCAGGTGCCGCAATGACCGCCCGCGAACTGGGCGTAGTCCTGGCTGCGATAGCGCTGGCTGGCCTGGTGGCCAGCACGCTGACCTATCGGCACCTGTACCAGGACGCCACCGCCAACCTGAAGTCGCTGAGCGACCAGGTGGAGCGGCAGAACGCCGAGGCTGACGCCAAGCTGGCCGAGCTGACCGCGCAGCGCGACATGAAACAGGCAGCGCTCAATAAGGCCGCTGCCGACCAAGAGAGGAAGGACAACGATGCTCAGGCTGAAATCGCTCGCCTTGCTGGTGAGCTGCGCGACCGCCCTGTGCGCGTGCGCATCGTCCCCGCCGCAGGTGGGGGCTGTAGTGGTGGCGCCGCAGGTGACGCAGCCGGCACCGCCGAAGCTGGTGCAGGAGACTCCGCCTCGGCCTACGGGCTACTACCGGAAGAAAATTCTCGACGCTTTAACGACTCCCTGAGCGAAGTCGAAACCCTGAGCGCGGCCTACAACTCGTGTCGCGCCCGGTTGATTCCCCAAGAGCCGACCCCGTAGGGAGGAAACCATGGCCTACACCGCATATCGGGTGCTCAAGGCACCTATCGACCAGATCGAGCGCTTCATGACCGAGGCCATCGCCGATGGCTGGCAGCCGCTCGGTGCACCTATCCTGCTTTACCCCGACGACAAGGCCGTCTACCAGGCTTTGGTCAAGGGCACGCCGGATGGTAGTGGCACCGGACCTGTCACCATCGTGGTGGAGGACATCACCGATGCTTCTGTCATCGGCAAATCTCTGCTGACGGCCGTCAACGAGGAAGACGGGCGTGCAGCAATCGGGGCCGGCACTTCTAATCTGCAGTTGGGCATTACCGCAACCACCGCCAAAGCGGGAAACTATGCGCCTGCCTGGGGGGATGTGACAGGGAAACCGGCTGTTATTGCGGCTGGTGCTGATGCCGCAACAGCAAGGGAGGCTATTGGCGCGGGAACATCCAGCCTTGCGATCGGTACAACCGCTACTACCGCAGCGGCTGGCAACCACAACCATGCAATCGCCGAAGACGCTGGTAGCGGTCTGGCGGCAGCACCGGATCTGCAAACTGCATTTATAGCGCTTTCCACCCGAATCAAGGCGCTGGAATCCGCAGCGCCATAAGGCTGTCGTCACAGCGCTGCATGGCTGATGCTGGTACGCTTGATACGTACGGAGCTTCAACCAAAGGAAGTTGGTCATGCAGCACCTCAAGGGTTTCTATCGAGCAACGGCCTCACTTGCCGTGCTCGCTTTGCTGTCTTTCCCTTCAGCCTCGGCAGCTCAGGTATACCGATGCGTCGATGCCGCTGGAAAGGTCACATTTTCGGATCAAGGTTGCGCGGGCGGTCACTCGTCCTCGGCCATTGATGTCGCCCCCGCGAACACCCTCGACAGCTCGCAGTACCGAAGTCCGTTGCCTCAACCTGAGGTGCCATATCGCGTTGCGCCTTCGGTGCGGTCTGGCGTTCAAGTCAACGTCGTCGGGGGCGACAACGATGCAGAACGTGAGCGGAAAAGGCTTTGCAAAGAGGCCTCGACGCCCTATCCCGGATCTCGTGGAGGGCTGACCTCTGCTCAGCTTGCCGCCGCCGCGCAGTTGTGCGCGGGTGTTTCAGTTCCTATGCCTGCTACACCCGCGCCGGCCGGTGGCAGTGCAAGGCGAGCACCGACGGCACCTGGAGCACCAGGAGTCCTTACCAGTTGTGATGACAGTGGGTGCTGGGACAGCAACGGGGCTAGGTACAACCGAGGCGCTGGAAATACTCACTTCCCGGCGAATGGTGGGCCAGCGTGTGAGCTTGTTGGCGGGAACATGGTGTGCCCCTGAAGTTGTAGACTACGGCCTTTTCCTACGGAGCAGGGCGATGCTGGTGATTCGATTGGCGGGGAAGTGGACGTTAAAGCTGGACCGCCAGATAGGCAGTTCCGGCAAGCACGGGATATGGGCATTCCACTGCTCTGAAAGCACTTTCGCGCCGTCTTCGAACGACCTCCGGCGCACTGCGGCGATACTTCCAGCCGAGCCCAAAGAGGGCCAGGCAGTGGAAGTGTCGATCTGCGAAAGCCCGCACTCGCCGGATGGATGGATCGCCGTCGGCTCAGGCGTAGCAGCCTACGAAGCGGAGCGCTGAAAGTCAGGCCCACCGCCATGGCCGGAAGTCGCTGGGGATCTGCTCGTCAAGCAGCAGCGTGCCGCCGGCGTCGAGTTCGATCAGCAGGCCGCGCACGACGCCGGCGCGCTCAAGCACCTGTCCCAGGCGCAGATAGATCTGCCCGTCCAGTGGATCCTGGCTGATGTAGCCCAGCCGCTGCCGTCCCGGTGCCGGAGCATGGTAAATGCCTTCGCTGTCCACCGTCCCGACAGCACGGCCGCCGTCGAGCACGTCGTAGCAGCAGTCCGCGCAGTAGTGCGTCTCGCGTGTGATGCCGTGCTCGATCGCCCAGCCGTACATCCCCAAGGCGTCGGTGACCATGTCGTGGCGGTCCTGCAGGCCCACGATTCCGCACTGATAGAGTTCGTTTGCCTCGGCCACCAGATACAGGTACTGCTCATCAGCGGCATACAGCCATGCGGCGTGCTGTCGGATCGCAGCGAGCCATTGGGTGACGCGCCGGTGATGGCAGATACGGGGATCGGAGTAGGACATGGAAATCTCCGGCGGTCGGGTGGGCCGGAAATTATGCTGTATGAATATACAGTGTATGTGACTGGCCGACGAATGGATCGGCCCGGGGTCACGATGAAAGCAGTCCCGTGCAATAGCAGTTTCTGCGTGTTAAAGGTAGAATTTCGCAGCCAAAATGAAATAGTACATTGACTAGTACATTGTTCATTTGATAAATTCTTTTTCGCTTTAAAAATCAAGGTGTTAGGCGCTCGGTTTGGTTCTCTCCGTCCGCACCACCTTCAGGCTCGGCTTGTCCGGCCGCTGCGGTTGAAGCCGGATCGTTCGGCACGATTCACGATATGGTGGGCGTAGCTCAGTTGGTAGAGCACAGGATTGTGGCTCCTGGTGTCGTGGGTTCGATTCCCATCGTCCACCCCATATTTCGAAGCGCCAGGCCTTGTGCCTGGCGTTTTCGTTTGCGCTTCACGATCTCTTCTCCGCTTGCCTTTCCGGCACCCAGCCCGCCCTCATGGGGCGACGGCAGGTTGAACTTGTTCCAGCTCCGGCGCTCTTAAGCGAGCCCGTCGTTCCTGGCGGGTCCGTATATGCAGTCTGGGTGAAGCGACATGTCGATGAAATGGACCGAGCAGCGCTTGCGCAAGGCTCTCAAGCAGATGGCGAACAATCATGAATCGGCTGCGGTCGAGGTCATGCGCGCCGTCGAGCGGGCGAACGATCCGAAGCTGGCGCAGCGCCTGCTCGAGGTGATCGAGCAGATGCACCAGGATGCCGATGCGCTGCGCTCCATCGACGACGAAATCGCCAGCGGCGTGATCCGTTGCCAATGA